CTCTAGTAAACCTTAATCAATCAATGGAGTTTAATTATGTTCGCTGTAATTCTCTTGACCGACGCGCATTATGAACAGATTGGCAGAATTATCGATCTCTATTTCTGCCCGGTATCCGAGAAACGAGAGTACAAAGTAATTCTAGAAAACGGCACGGTAGTTTATTGCGAAGCCGATGATCTAATTCCCGTACTGCTATAAATCCCCTCGCTTTTGAGTCCTAATCACATCAATCATTCAATGGAGTAAAGGCGATGATCGACTATATCGAGTGTTACAACTTTGAAGTTTATTCGGATAATGTGATTGTCGGATACGTCCGGACAGAAGCGGATATGAGACAGTTTAAATCGATTTATCAATCCCCGTTCTCTCCCGCTATATTTTCCCTAGCTTGTCCGCTTAAATAATCTCCCGATCCGCTTTTTGAATCCTAGTAAAAACATCAATTATTTCGGAGTAAATCATGTCTGAAACAAAAAAAGAATTCCGTAAGTTATTTTCCAGTATCGCAAAATCCCACCGATTAAAAGCTGTAGATTTTTACGTTACCGGGGAGTATGTCGCGTTCCCAACTACTTACCTAGTCAGTGAGACATTAGAGGCGTTTAAAGCACTAGGTATCGAGGCTAAATATCTTTACATCATCGGAGTATCGGTAAAAAAAGAAGAACTGAAAAAAGTAGGAATAGATCTACCCGTGGGAACATATTTCATTCCTACCGACACTCGGAAACCGATCGCGAAAAAACAATGGGTAAAAATTGTCGATTCGGAATACTACGCGGATATGTACCCGCGAGGTAGCGTGTAAAATTCCCACCGCTAACCGAACACGGCCGCCGATCGCCCCGGCGGTTTTTTCGTATCTCCCTTGTAGTATGTCTGTAGCGAGGCGTAGGGAAAATAGGGACGGGATAGAGGGGATCGGGAGGGAGAAGAGAGAGAAAAAAGTTATTCCTGTTAATGAGTGTTAGGAGAGTTAATAACATTCTCTATCCCTCTCTACGTCGATGTTCTAGCTTTTTGTTATTGATGTTAGGGCGATTCCCGTGACTTCGTTTCCCCGTGTATATCTCTCCCGATCCCCTCGAAAATAGCTTCTATCCCTATCCTCTCTATTCCCTCGATAGAATCTATATCCCGATCGCTTATCGTGTCTCTACGTTCGTTCTTATGGACGGGTTCGGTTATTCCTGTTCCGATCCATTCTTTCCCTCGGATCGGCTAAACATTCATAACAAATCGCTGTAATCGTTACAGGATAAGACTTTCAGGGTGTTATTGACTCCCTAACATTCCCCCGATCCCGATAACAGGGGATAGATAGAGAAAAATCTATAGATACTATAGAAAAACTTGTAGAGAAAACTTTAAGGATTTTACTTGACAACTTAAGTAATTTACAGGATGATAGTTTGTGTCAGGACAAACAAGCGAGAGGAAACAAGATGAACGAAGTACAGGAACTTCAAGTTTCAAGTCTAATGCCGGGGATTTATGTTATCGGCGTACTAAACGCCGATAATCCTAAGCTCGCCCCGTCGCTTTTAAAAATGTTCGTGGGCGAGAACGGGATCGAGATCTATTGGGAAGACTACCCCACGGGGAATAACGGGAAAGGAAATAAAAAATTCAATTGTTTCGACGCGATCGCTCATTCTCATATTGCGACTATCCCCGTGCATCGAGAAAACTTTACGCCGGTATTTATTACTGGTTCCAATGAATAACCCTAGCCGATAGGCGGCCGCGCGGGGTTCGATTCCCCGCTAGGGATTGCCCGAATAGGGCAAATACTAGAAACATTCAACGGAGTAAATGAAAATGACGCTATCTATTTCCGATCCCCGCAACGCCGGATGGAATCTAGGCGAACGGAATCGCCAAAAGGCACAGATCGTGTACGGGGGCGTTGATCCCTCGTATGGATTGGGGATCGAGTTCGATAAAAACATGACCACGAACGAAGCCTTATCCGAGGTCGGACTGAACTGGCAGATTCAAAAAAGCGAGTATCGGTACGGGATGTTCTACGAACGGAATAACCCGAACAAGATAGCCTTATCCGATCCCGAAGGTCGCGATATGGGAACCGTGAGTAAGGAATGGTCTGACAGCCTGATTCCTTTCGGGCAGTATGTCGATAATTTTCGGAATTTCTGTAGCGAGAATTCCCTACCGCTAGAAAGAATAGGCAAGCTCGAAACTGTCAATCGAGCGGGTGAATTGGAACTGAGATTATTTATGGTCGCGGATCTAGCGGGATCGGGGTTCAGTATATGTGGTGATGACCCCAATACGGGAAAGCTGTTAATACAGCACCCGTTTTATTACGGCGCGGGTCACTCGATTTCTAATATCGCCTTCCGTGTTGTCTGTAGCAACGGAATGGTAGAGAAAGTAAGAGACAAGGTCAAGATCATCGGACACAACTCGAACGCCGCTTTAAATATTCAAGCTTGCTTACAGGCCGCCCGTGACGGATGGGAATCCTACAAAAATCGGGTTAACCTTTTAGCCCAAACCACGATCACGGGCGCGGAAAGTTTAGTGATCCTGATAGACCGCTACGGAACCCGTCAGGAAAATAAAGATCTCGCCCGTAACCTGCTAGGACGGTTACAGCAGGAAAAAATAACCGTAGAACAGTTAGATCGCTTAGTTAACTCCATCGATCTAACCGATGAATCGGAAATACTCCGAACCGTTCACGCGATGTATACCCGTAACGCGTTCATCGGTAGCGACCTCGTTTCATCCCGCGAAACCGCGTGGGGATTACTAAATTGCGTGACAGAATACTACTGTCACAATCGATTAGAAGAGAGCAAAAATCTTAACCGTAGCGTTAATTCGTTATGGAATGGAAATAGCCAGTCTTCTACTCAAGCTTTCCTAAATTCTATCTCCTCGTTCGCTCACGAGAAAGCGAACCGAGAAAAACTGAAAACATCGAATATAATCCAAGCCGTCCGCGCTTGGTAGGAAATAAAATAGCGGGGTGAAATTCCCCGCGTACCCTTCTGTAAAATTCATTCAATAGGATTGTATCATGACTTACGCTATTCATAGCTTCACTGAAAAATTCAACGACCCCGATCCGCTAAGAAAAATAAAATAGGTTCCCGATGGAATAGCCTGTCATGACGGATACGATTGTATCGTTTACGAAGAAATTCATCCCGCTAATAATATTCATAAACGACTACTCCTGTCGGTAGTTTACGCGCCCTATTCCCCGGTAGACGGATACGAGACTTACAGGGCGATCGGGTATGACAGCAACGAACGCGTTACCGAACAAATAAAGCTCGTAAAATACGCTATCGCCCGCCATGACTATCAAGGCACTTTTGCGGTAATCGAGCGAGAAATAAACAAGGAAAAATACTACAACTTCCGCGGAATAGACGAGAAAGATTATCTCGCCCGGACGTATAGCGAGGGAATGGACGGGGAATGCAAAATAGTTGCGCTTGTGACGGCTAAATAGGTACTCAAGCCTTACAGGGGAGTTGCGAGGTATTCCCCTAGCCTTGCCCGAAAATAGGGCAGTTAACCGAAAATAATCAATGGAGTAAAAGCAATGACTCACGCGTTAGAAATTCAACCGATCGCCTCTATCAACATCGAAAATAAAAATATTTTCGTGGGGGCAAAATTCCCGCAATTAAATAAACTAAAAACGCTTGCAGAATACGTGGCGCAACTCGAAAATTTTCATCCCGACAAACCCGTGATAGAGCGGGTAAAGATAACCGAACAAATAACCCTGTCTCAAGCCGATTACAATCGGTTTACATCCGCTCTAACAGACGATCGGGATTGGCTCGCGGGGAAAGGTGGTCACGACAGCGACTATCCGACGGAACTAGAGGGGATGACTTTATTGTCCAATAGCGAAGAGTTTTGTAAATGGCGAGAAAAAGCCTATCGGATATGTGTTTTGGTCGTGTCCGATACCGATCGCCGGGGAATACTGGTAGATCCGCAAGGGTATAATTACGCCCGCTATGTCGGGTTAATAAACGCAAAAACGCTATCGGAAATAACCGAAAAAATTATTAATGAGTAGAAATAATTCCGCTTTTTGAATCCCATAAAAATAACCATCACCCGAGGAAAAATAAATGCTCACGCGCGATATTTGTAACAATTGGTTAAGCGATCAAGGATCGGGAGATCGCTATCGAGTACACAAAAAAGAACCCGATAGAGCGATCGCCATCCGAACAGACGGAGCGGAGTCGAACGTGCTTCACGAGATTATCGACGGCGAAAAAATCCAAGTTCTCGATCTCGGATGGGATAAGTGCATCGATCGGCTACAAAAATATTTTCACGAGGAAAAAATAAAATGAACACTCAGCCGTTAACCGTATCGAACGCGGGAACCCCGATAGGTAGAACCGTGTTTATCTCCGAAAAAGAAACTTACTCGGTAGACCTCGATCGGGAATGGACGGCCGCGGAAATAATGCTAGATTCTATCTGGAAAAATAACGCGGAACCCGTCGCCACGATCGATCCCCGAGGGATCTTGTGTCTTGACTTTCGGAAATAAAAAACAAATAGGAGTAAAAACGATGAAAGTAATCGCGACAGACGCTAATGATCGAGAAATAATCTTCTATTCCGAGAACGGGGAACTAAATGCGATAGAGAAGCTATCCCCCGTAGACGATTCCGAAATAAACGAGATGATCGAATGTGGCGTTCATTTCGGACGGGCGATCTCTTACGGCGCGTGGGAAATAGAGATCGAGCGGACGGACGCGGAAAAATTAGAGGCGATCGCCAACGTCGCCCGCGCATTCCCGCCGGACGCGTCGATCGAGCTTTATCGGCGGGGAATAGAAGCTGTCCTCGCGATACTTGACTAGACAAAAAATAAATCGTGTATAATGTCTTAGGTTGTCCCTAAGACTTTTCCGCTATGGACGAAAAAATAATTCAAGAAATAATCGATCGCTACCGAGGGGATGAGTATTTATCTTTCGTGGAAATAGCGGACGATCTGAAAATAGAATATCGTTCGCTAGTGGAAAAATTACAGCCACTAGCGAACGAGATCGAACTGAAAGTATTTAACCGCTCGGGCAATAGAAACGGACACGCGATAGATACGAGTCCGTTCCTGCTAGACTATTACTATATAGTCGATTGCGATCTTAAAATTCTCGCCGAAACGTTCGGGTATAGCGATTACAGCAACGCTCTTAGAGCGATGCGAAAAAATAAACACTATATCGGCAAAAATAAAAATATGTTCTCAGAACTTCCCCATATTCCCCCGTTTCCGAAGAATACTAAAACCATGCGGGATAGGAAAAAAAATAGGGATAAAATAAAAATAAATGATTAATTGGAATATAGGGAAGCAAATAGCAATAGAAGCGTTCGGGGAAATGGTAGACGAGTTCGCCGGTGAAATAACCTACCAGATCCGCGATCCGAAATGGCAGTGGCCGCGGGAAACGCGACGGAGGAACAGCACGATCGCCGGTTCCCCCCGTGACATCGTGGACACGGAAGAATTGAAAAATAGCCAGTTCACGGAAGATATTAGCGATACCTATAAGGTGATCGGCTACACCGCCGAACACGCCGCGCTAGTTCACGAGGGCTATCAAATAGAGCGGGCGGACGGGGGAGTAACCGACGTTCCCGCGCGCCCGTTTATCGATGAAGCGGTGAAGGAATACGATCCGCTAGAAAGCTACGCCGATATTTTACGGGAGAAGTTGGGTTAGAACTATATGGCAATTAAATTTTACAAAAGTCCGTTTCACGCGACCGAATCGCCCGAGCGAGCCGATATGTTATGCAAAATAGTTGATCTTTTGTTAAAAATAAGGGATATAAGAAATGAACGAAACCGAACTAAGATCGACCCTAGCGGCGATCAGAAATAACCTGATTCTCGTTCTCGATTCCGACCTCGGAAAATACGAGATTTTAAATCCCTCGGGACAAAAAATAAGCGAGGTTCCCGCTATCTGGACAGAACCGCCCGAACTACCCTCGAATTATCGGGTAAAACCCGATAGCGGGATCGAGACGATAATCCAACGGGAACCCGATCCCGAATACGATTCCCTACTCGGGAACTATATCGAGGTCGCGAGATACACGATCGTACTCAAGCAGTACGATCTATCCCGTTCCCTGACCCCCGTTGTCGGCAGACTCCAGATCTGCCCGTACTGGAACGTCCTAGAATCGCCCCGCGTCACGTCCTACACGAAAACGCCCGAAGGAATTGTCCGCCCGAGAGCCGTTATCAAGGTATCGACGGCCAAAGTTTTAAGGTAAAATATTACTTGAAACTTTAGGCAGAAAGATAAAATAATGTCTACCTACGCGGATCTCAAGACCCCGGACAATCTAACCCCGGCGCGTAACACGAAAGTATTAGTGTCGGCCGTTTTTCCCTACGGCGATCCCGCCCCTGCTAGAACCGTCGCGCTCGCCGCGGGCGTTGACGAGGGAGACGATCAGATCACCGTGGCGAGCGGGGGATTCGGTCGCCTTCTATTCGAGGGAACCAAGATCGAGATCGGGGCTACCGGCAACTACGTCATCGTTCGGAAGAAAACCACGACCACGACGCAAGTAGCGATCGACATCGAACCGGCAAAATTCTCCGATACTCTCGACACACCGACCCCGCAAACCTGCACGATCCGCGCGTGGATTCCTGTAATCAGCGCGAAGACCTACAACATCGACGCGAGTAATAACGAGGGTTCCGACTCCGTTTTCTCGGACGATCTCGCGATGGAGAAATTCATCGAGAGCGTCAACTACTCGGGTTCCGTCTCCGGCCCGGAAGTGTACGGAGATCCCTCCCTCAAAGTGATCACCGCGGCCGAAGAAGCGGGCGCGTGTCTGTACCTCGAAATCCTCAAACCCGGACAGCGCGGCGGGCGTAACGCTCAATGCTATGTTTCCCGCGGCGAGAACGGCGATAAAACCGCCTATCTCCAGAACACGATCAACCTCACGATCACGGGCAAGGCGGGCTACATCGATGGTATGGCAAGCTCTCCGTTCGATGGCGACGTGGTTCAAGCCGACTACACCTTATGATGATCCGGCACTTGACGGACGCGGGGCAAGAGGTATTTCTCGTGAATTGCGAGATCCGCGGTGAATACCTTTACTTCCGCGTCGGGGTGTTCGATCGAGAAATAAAGGACGAGAAAAAAACCTTCTATTCAGACCCCGATCCGAGGGGACACCGGGACGAGTACGAACTAGAACTCGATCCCCTCTGGTTGAACGATCTACCGCGCGTAAAAAAAAATAAGCGAGTAAAAATACATGGCATTAAGCATCTTAGGAAAATTCAAGACGGATGAAGCCCACTTTTTCCCGCTAAGGAAGGAATGGATCGGGTACATCGAGGAGGAAAAAGTATTAGAAAAACTCGATACGATCGTATCGGAAAAAGACGGGGAGATCGGGATCGAATTAACCAAGCGGTACGGGGTTCACCCGTCCGAGAATAAGGCTATTCCCGAAGCGTTCGAGAGACGGGAAAAAGCCGATAAAGTTTTTCTAGAACAGCTTAAAGCGGTTAGCCAGAAAACCGGGCTATCGATCGGGGAGGTCGAATCGATCGTCATGAGCGATAACTCTCTCGCCGAACGCGTCGAAGAAATCATGGTTTCCGCCGCGGAGATGACGGACTCGCGCCCCGAGGAAAAAATAAATATCGCGAAGGTCGTACAAGAATCGATCTCCGATTCCCGCAAAAAACGCCGCGAGTTTAGTAAAGAAACCGCCGATCTTATCGCGCCGTTTCTCGATGAATTAAATAGTCTATTTCAAGAAAGATCCGACGCGTTCGACAATTACAATCGCGAACTAATCACCTTGTTTTTAAATAGCCCGCGCCGGGTAGCGAAAGCCAATCCCAAAAAAGAACCCCTCACCCGCTCCGACATCGAAGGACTTCACCCGGCGATGCTGATCCGCTTTTATAACGATTACGTTTACCCCGATATTAACCAGTGGCCCGCGCCGCCCGCGGTGAGCGAACCCGAAAAAGAACTCGAACCCGAGGAGGAGGAAACCGAAAAAAAAGAATAGACGACGCGATAGAGGCGAGGTTAGAGGCGATAAGCAACCCGATCGAATGGGAGAAGATCTATTTCCAGTGGTTCGCTTGGGGACTGCCGGCCGAAGAATGGCACGAGTGGCCGGACTGGATGATCCTCAAAAAATGGTCGGGAGTGCAACGGGTCAAGGCGGAAGAAATAAACTCGCTATCGGGAACCGCAAGCCAGATCGCCGCGATGGTTCACGCGTACATGAAAGCGCAAGCCAAAGATAGCGGGAAAGTGGACGATCTCTCGCCCGGCGATTTTCTCCCCTACCGACTAGAGAAAGAGAAAGAATATTTCTTCGATCCCGAAACCGCCGAAGTATTGGTAGAGGCGTTAAAAGCCGGGGAGGTTCCCGTCTACGCCCTACAGATAATCGTGGATTGCGGACTTTACGACGAACTTATACTGCTAGGGGATAAAACAAAATGACGCTCTCGCTCGGTACGCTTGAAATCGGATTAGGGCTAAATACCGCCGATTACGATCGGAAGATCGCGAGAGCGGAGAATCGGATCTCCTCGTTGAAACGTCAGGTCGAGCGCGTCGGCATGACCGCGAGAATCAAAGTAGAGGTTGACGATCGCCGCCTCTACGAACTGAACGATCACCTAAAACTCAAACGGGACGACCTCGATAAAACCGCCGCGCACTACCGACGTAATCCGATCCGCGTTCGAGTGGAAGACGATTCCCTAATCCGCCTCAATCGGGAGTTGCGGGAATTACAGCGCGTCAGCGTCGATATACGGGTTCCCTCTCGCCTCGTTGTCGAACATCGCTTCTCGGGGTATCAGGATCGGGTAGAAAAGGCGATCGAGCGATTATCCGTCACCGTTCGTAACTCTAGCCCGCGTTCCCGGAATCCCCTCGAAAAACTATTTAATCTGACCGTGGGCAACGCGGTCGGGGGATTTTTCACGGGGGCGGGAGCCTACGCGGGAGTAAAAGCCGGAAAAGGTTTTTATAAGGGATTCGATACCGACTTCGACGCGATCGGGCGGGAATTCGGCATTTACACGAAAGACAAGGTGGATCGGGTCAAAAAAGGACTCGATACGGGATTTCGGGAGTTGCTAGGGTTCCCCGATGGATTGAAAGACGCGAAACGCCTATTTCAAAAGAATTTTGATACTTTCCTCGATAACATCACCGATCCGGGGTTTTACCGGGATCTAGAGGATCTTTTCGTCGCGATGGCGCAAGCGAAGTTCGATCCCTCGATCCTGAAAGCCGGGGCAAAACTAACCGAGAGCCAAGCGGCCGATAAAAAAATATTCGAGGAAGCGCGGGGAAAAGTAGTTTCTCGATTCGAGGAAACGGTTAAAGAGGATTTTGTCCGAGCGGCCGGGGCTTTCATGAAGCTATCGGCTCAACCCCTGCGAGTTCGTAAGCGGGTACAACTCCGGGACTCTTCCGAGATGGCCCGGCAACAGTCGGGAATTTTCGGGCGGGAATACGACGCGGTTCGGGACAAGATCGACGCGTCCGATAATATCGTTCTCATGACGGGCGGCGTTGACCCGACAAAATCGAAGCGGGGCAAGCCCAATGTAGATACGACCTATCAGATCGCCGCGGGAATTCAAGCTCTTTTCCCGAAAGCGTTCGTAGATACCATTACGCCCTATCACACGACATCGATCGAGGATCTAGAACAGGGCGCGTATAACCGGATCTTGCGGGGATCGATCCTGCCGTTTATCAAAGAACAGAAAGACGCGCTCGCTAACCTTTTTGGCGAGAAGATGGTTAACGACATCATCGCCAACCTCGAACAGTTTCACCCGGTAGAGTCGATCCTCCGGCAGTCTGTCGAGAAGGGCTATAACGACGACTCGATCCGGATGGCCACGAAAGCACTATCCGCGTCGATGATGTTCCCCGATAAAAAGATCACCCTCGCCGGGGCATCGGGGGGCGGCTTCGTCGTGGAAGAGGCGATCGCTATCCTCAATCAGATAGCGAAACGGTTTCCCGAATTACGAAAAGCGATCTCGAATATCAAGGGATTCGCTATCGGTACTCCGATGGCCGGCATGACGGCGACAAGTGGCGGGATAAAGGGAGAGTACGCCAAATTCCAAGCCTATATCGGAACGCTAGACCATATCGGGAAAGGATTTTTCGGGGATACCCTGTACGCCGGGGACAGAAAAACGGCGAAACCGAACGAGATCGAGAGACTCGATAACGAGATCGCTCTCCCCGGCGGGATATTAAATCCGAAAAATAATCTGCAAACCGTGATCGGCGGATGGGGATACGATCACGAGGTCGGGAAAATGCTCGCGGATCTCGGAAAGCCCGTTTCTGAATTCCTGCTACTCCTTTCCTCGTTCCTGAATAACCGGGTAATGCGACCCGAAGAAGCCAAGCGACTAACGGGAGTATTCGAGAAAATAAAATCCCTGAAAGTCGGGCAAGATGCTAACGCCTATATCGACGATCTCGCGGCGATTATCAAAGAGATCGGAAGCGTAAACAAAAAAATAGGCGGGATTCTCGATACCAAAGAACTCGGGACGCTATTGCGAAAAACCCGACAACTAGCGCGCGCGACGGGGAGCGAGGGAGCGAAACAATTCGAGGGACAGATCGCTAGGGAGATCGAGGGGGTTCTGAGATCCGGACTCGGGATCGATAACGTGGCCGGACTCGGGGAACGCGGGGGCGGGCAAACCTCTTTAGTCGTTCGCAATATCTCGGATCTAATCCGGGACGCGTTCAACGAATTAGCCCGAAGACAGGGCAAGCCGTCGCCGTATCCCGAATCGGACTTTCAGCCGCTCGATCCCTTTCTCGAATCGATCGCCACGATCGAGGACGCGCTACGCAAGTCGGCCGAAGAATTAAATTTGCCCGCGGGTGATTTCGGAAGCCTGATCCAACTATGGAAAGCGGGCAAGGCGACGGAACCGCCGGTAAGGGGCTATGCCGACGAATTCCGTTCCGTGTACCGGGATTTTCTCAAAGAACTCGGGAAACTCTCGAAACTAGGGAAAAACTATTTCCAGAAAAGCGAGGACGGGAGAACGAAAGTAGATTTTTACAAACTTCTTTGGGATTCCGCGAAGATCGCCGCGGCCTACGGACAGCCTCCCTACGCGGAAATGTCCGGGAAATACCGCGAGCAAACTTTCAATACACCCGAAGAGAAACAGATGGAAAAAGCCTTACTCGCTTTTTTCAAGCTGTACGAGAAAGACGCGGAAATATTCAAGAAGCAATATCTAGAGATCGCTCTAGAGGCGAAAAAGCTGTACGCGGCGGGAGATCCCGCGGGATTACAGAAACTAACCGAACTTCTGTCCACCTCGAAATTCTCGCGGATCGCGGAACTCGGGAAGAATATAAAAACCGCGAAGAGCGGCAGGATCGGCAAAGAAAAAGCCCTCGGGGAAGGAACGAACTACAAACGCCTCGCGGGATTCTTGGACAAGTTGCTAGAAAGTCTCGTCCGGTACGAGGTATCGAACCGACAGGATACGAGTGGGTTCGGGGAACTCGCCGCCGCGGGCTACGGTATTAACGCGATCCTCGATTTCGTGAATCTCGCGGCAGAACGGGGCAAGGAATTCGCCCGCGTCCCCGATCTCCTAAAATCGTCACAAATACAATCGGCACTAGAAGATCCCGAGATCGCTAAAAAATTCGAGATCAAGGCCGAGAACATGAAATCGGCCTTACAAGAGGTTTACGCCAATCTAGAAACGCCCCTAGAAAGAAAGACGGCCGAAATTGTCGAGGCTTACGTTAGCGGTATCTCGAAACTGATCGACTCGATCGACGCGGAGATCGTCGCCCGAAAAGTTTCTACCCCCGTCACCATTGACGGCAGACTCCGGGAGATGGCCGTCAATCGCCTACAGACCCCCGACCGCAATAACGAGATCGTCAACATCGCGGGGAACGAGGATACCGCGAGTCTACTGCTACAGACGGCCAAGCGCGAGATCTTTAATGCCCTCAATCTCTCGGATAAATCGCTCTGGAAGGGGGCGAACGCGACGATCCAGATCTTCGATCGGCTCGTCATCGCCGCCCGAAAGGTAGAATCCGCTTTTCTCGGGAGAATACCGGCGGCGATGGCCGCGAAGAATATAGCGGCTCCCGTTGTCGCGCCGATGGCGTTGGGGGCGATGACCCTCGCGGGATTGCCCGATGATGTCGCTCACGGGATCTATCAATCGCTATACAACGTTTTTCACGAGCTTTACAAAACAGGAAGCGATAAATACGTCCAGGAACTAGCCGCGCATATCAAAGACGCGCTAGATATTGCGGTTCCCGCCGACGCGAACCCCGCTATCCGGGGGATTATTCAGGGCGTGAACATGGCGACCGAACAGATAGCTAACGCGGTGATCGCGCCGATACAAAGCGTTGCAAACTCGATCGTGGAAGGAGAATCCGCGGGAACCGCTTACGCTACCGCGACGACAGTAACGGGATTCGCCGTAGAAACCCTATTCGGGACGGCCAGAAAAGCGATCGCCCCGAAAGCGTTAGCCCCCGAAAAACTTGTCGAACTAGAAGCGAAAGGGATGGCACTAGGCGCGTCCCTCGCTAAACTTACCGATTCTCTCTCTAGAATCACGAATAATCTGCCCGCGCTCCCCCCCGGCGTTGACCCTTTCAAGCGGGAATATTACACCCGCGACCGACTACGGGAGATCGCTCGCAATCAGGGATTGAACGTACTGCCGGGCGGGAGTAAAAAAACGCCCTCGGTCGATGATTACTGGAAGGCGATTATCTCGAAAGTCCCGCCCGAGACGTTAATAAAACTTCTCCTCGCCACGAACGAAAAAGGACGCACGAAAGCGGGACGCGAGGCGTTAGCGGGGATGAGTTACGCGGCCTCCCCGATCGATAAAGGATTCGTGACGACGATCGGGCAGTCGGTCGCGACCGTCCGTAAAATGGCGAAAGGCTCGCTCGCGGAAGCGGAACCCGATCCCCGCAAGCTCGCGGAATACTACCGGCAACTACAGAAAATCAAGGGCGAGATCGCTAAAGTTCGAGCGAACCCCGAACTCGACACATCGGGACTCAATCGCAACCTTAACGCCCTCGTTATTAATATCGAGAATTTACAGGGGGATATTCAACGCTCGATCGGGAACCTAACAAAAGGAGCGAATAACGAGCTAGATTCCGCGAGACTGAACACCCGCGAGATCGGGGAGAACGCTATAGACGATCTCGATGACGCGCTCGGGAACCGATCGCCCTCGTGGAAAGGAAAGCGATCCGGGAAAAACCTGATCAAGGGATTGGAAATAGGAACCGCGGAAGAGGCGAGAGTCTTTATCGGTCAGATCGACGCGCTATTCCGAGATATTAATAAACGCCTTGAACTCAACCAGAAGCAGGGCGGAAAATTCCTGATCTACGCGAGACGGGAACACCTCGACTCGATTATGAACACGGGCTACCAAGCCCTACACCCGAACAGCAACAAGGATCGCTCTCTCCGAAAACGATTCGAGAACGCTATCCGTCCCGACTACTCTCCCGAGGGGGTCAGTCCGATTTACGGGTTCTGGCATCCCGACGCGGCCGGTAAATTCATCGGAACCGGGGGAGGGATAAACCGACCGCGCGCGCTGATGGCTTTCGGAACCCATAACTACGGCGGGAGAGAACCCGTAGCCCTAGAGGGTTTGTTCAACCCCGATCGGATGATGTTACACGCGGGCGACAGTCTCGGGATGGCAAGCGGGCTGGCAAGCTCCGCTCCGATGTCGCGCGATATGGTCGAGCGGATAACGTCCCGTTTCGGGAGACTCATCGAGGCCGACATCCCGAAAATGTTCGAGAAATTCCGAATCGCTACAGGAGACGAGGAATTTAGTTCGGACACTTACGGCATGGAAGGGATCTTGTGGGATAAATTCCTTCTCACGGCAGTAGGCGCGTTGCACACCTATGACGGACAGATCGGGGGAGTCCGTCCGTTCGAGGACGGTACAAGGGAACTGGCCAAGAAAAAAGGCATCGAGCTACAGGATCTCGAATGGGTACAAGACCCGAACGCGAGCGATTGGGACAAGCTTCTCGGGCGTGACGGGATGTTTCAAGAGCGGACGCAACCCGGCGCGATCAAGCAACAGATGTCGCGGTTCCAAGAACTTTATAAGCTCTGGCAAGATCCGAGCCTGCCCGCCGGTAAACGTAAGGATATTTTTATCGAGCTATCCGTCGCGCTCCTCAAGCAACAGGGAGAACTCCGAACGATCGCTACCGCTATCGGCGCGGATATGTCTACCTTGATGTTCACCGCGGGCAAGGTCGGCGCGTCCAATTTCCAAAAAGGTTTACAGATCGGGGTCGCCACGAACGAGGCGGAAAAAATCGCCTACCAGAACGCGCTCGACATCGTGGACGAGACGAACAAGGGACTCGGGAACGCGTCGCCGTCCAAAAAAGCGATGAAAGCGATGCGGTTCTTCTACGAGGGACTAGCGTTAGGCGCGCGCCAGATCCGCTTCGGACTAGGACTAGAAACCCGCTTCGATAAAGAGGTGAGCGACTTTACTTTCTTTGTCGGGATGAAGTCGAAAGAAGCCCGAAAAGCGGTGCTTCAGGCTCTTAAAGAGATGGGGCTAGACCGCGGGGAACGCTTACAGGTTATCGACGAAGTTCTCGGATCGATGGATTCGGGAACCTTTACTTCCCCCCGCGCTTTCCAAGCGATGAAGCGGGCTACCGTTATCGCCCGCCCGAAAACAACGCGAGAAGAAATCCTCGGGGATTGGAACAAAAAACGCGACAATTTATTTAACACCCTCGATAGCATCGAGAAAGCGGGAGTTTCTAGCGGGTTCACGAGAGGGATCGTTAGCGGTATCCGCGTCGCCGTCGCGCAACTCGACGGATTTATAGGTTCGCTATCGACGGCCGGTAAACTACTACGGACGATCGATAAGGAACTCGACGCGGCCACGGGCGGGATGTTCAATCTCAGAAAAGCCGCGCTCGCGGTAGTCGGGGGATTCGCTCTACTCAAGGGAGCGGAATTCTTATTACAGCCGCTTTATTTCGGTATTCAAAATCTTCCCTTCACCGTACAGCAAGCGGTAACGAACTCGCTTCAGTCTCTAGTCGAGCTACAGAGAATCAAGGTTAACCTCGATGTCGCCGGGGTAGACAACGCGGACGAGGCGATCGGACAGTTGCGGGATCGGGCTAACGAACTCGGTATCTCGTTCAAAGAGAGCGTGAAACAGTACGCGCAATTCCGGATCGTCACTACCGACACCCCGCTAGAGGCTCAGGGCGATTCTATCTACCGGGGATTTCAATCGGCTCTCGCGGTGCGCAATACCAACCCGCAACAACAGACCGAGACATTCCGGGCGATCAATCAGATGGCCTCCCGCTCCGTTCTGTCGGTGGAAGAATTCACCCAACAGTTAACCGAGTCCGGGGGACTTTACGACGCGCTGATCGTCGCCGCCCGAGCGATGGGACTAACCACCGCCGAATTCTACCGGCAAGCGTCCGCGGGACAATTGTTATCGCAAGACGTGATCCCCCGGTTATCGGCCGAATACGAGCGGATGAGCGCGGGGGGACTCGGGGAATCTGGGAAAACCCTACAGGCGGAAATTAACCGCTATCAGAATAATCTCGAACAGTTATCGATGGGAGTCGGGGAGAAGATCGGCGCGGTAGCCTATCCCGCTCTACAACTGCTGAACGTCGCGCTAGGGGGGGTAAACGACAACCTCGACGCCTTGTTAATTGTCGCGAGAGCCGCGCTTAACGTCACGATCGGGTTAGTCACAAAATCCGTCCTACAATTTATTGCCGCCACGCGACTCGGACAGCTTGTCCTTTCTTCGTACAATGCCGCTCTTTTTACTACTGGAGTACGCGCCGGAGAAACCGCCACGCGGATGCAAATGTTGTCAGCGACAGCGAAAGCGACGGGGGTAGTTTTTAATTCGGCTATTTCGGTAATGGCGATCCCTCTCGCCGTGACCGCGGGATTACAACTATTCTTCGCGATCTGGAACGCGGGGAGCGAGGATCTTCGTAACAATCTACAGACGATCAAAGAATCGAAAAAAGTATTAGAAGATCTCGGGAAAATCAAGCCCGAATCTAACCGGCAAAATTTCCTAGAAAAAGTTTTCACGCCGGAACAAACCAAAAAAGATCTATCCGAGGGGAACTGGTGGGATAAAACGGTCGCGCTCTTTACGTGGAGTCCGTTCCGGGAAGCGGGAAAAGTCGGATTCGATAGCTACGGAACGAGCAAGGATATTCGGAATATTAACGACACCCTAAAAGAAGGCGAAACCGTCCTAAAGGGATACAGGGATCAACTTTCCGATGTAACCGGGATCGATAAATTTATCGATTCCCTGCAAGGTCTTCGGAACAAGCTCGCTCAGGTTCGCGCGGAACGGGCGATCGCCGCGGGGAAAGGGGATTCCGCGGGAGTGGCGCGGGCGAATACCGTCGAACAAGAACTGATGAAACAGGAACAGGAAGCGATCGATAAACGCTTCGGTTCTCTAGGGTCCCGTATTGCCGCGGATCTGCAAGCTTACGAAAGCTCGCTCGCGAAACTGGAAGAGTCTTATCAAAAAGGCAATGTTTCCGTAGACGAATACACGGACAAATCGACAAAACTTAAAGCCGTAATCGCCCAACTCAAAGCCGAACAGCAGAATTATCTCAATATACTCAAGGATCAAGAAAAGCAGTACAAAAAACTTCAGTTCGGTTTTAAAAGAACCCTTAACGCTCAAGAAAATCGAGACTTTATTAACGCTCGAAAATCCCTGAATCGGCAGATCGGCAACGAGAAGGGATTCGCCGCGGGACAGCTTAACGAGTACGAATTTAACGTCAGGGTGCGGGAGGAATCGCTACAGACGGCAAAAGAGAAAATCGCCTCGCTACAGACAACCGCGACGGAAACGGGGGCAAAACTCAATACCCGCATCACCGAAGCGGCCGATAAAACCCTCTCCACTTATTTCGGCAAAGACCTCGAACGGCTCGGGGTTGGCAGTTTTTCCGAGGCGATCGCGAAAAACCTCCTCTCCCCGAAAATGATCGAGGATGTCATGGACGAGTTTTCGGGAGATCTCGAATCGAACGCCGCGCTAAAAAATATCCTAGAGATGGCGAAACGGTACGTCTCTACCCGACAGGATATTCTATCCTCGGAAAAAGAGATTCAGGCGATCAACCGGGAAATTATTACCGAGCGGAAGCGTCGCCAGATAAACGAGAAACAGGCGGGGAACGAGGTTCTTATCGCCGGGAAACAGGAAAAACTCTATTCCTCTACCCCGACCGGAAAACTCCGCTCGTTTCAATCGTCCGAGACGCGGCTATCCCTAGAAGAACTTTACAAGCAACTGGCGATCGAGCAGGAACGGCTCGCGGCTAACGTCGATGATCCCCTCCCGATTAAATCCAATATCGCCCGGATTAAAGCGAATATCGCCCGGACGAGATTATCGCTACGGGATCAGCAGAACGACCTCGCCGAATTCTACGCGACCACGGCGATCGAGATCGAGGCGACAAACAAATTAATCGGGCTAACATCCCGAACCGTATCGAGTCAGGTCAAGACTTTCGCCCGCGACCAAACACTGATCGAACTCGGAAAACTTTACAAACAACTCGCGTTCGAGCAATCGAAGCTTAATGGGACACTCAAGGGCGATCCCCTCGAAATTAAAGCGAATATCGCCCGAATCCAACTTCAGATCGAGCAAGCGAAACTATCCCTACGGGATCAGTCTTTCGATCTCGTGGATTACTACACGAACCTTCAAAAACAGATAGTCGATCTGAGGGTATCGATCGAGGATTTCCAGATTCAATCGTCCCGCGAGGTGCGGGGATTCCGGGAAGCCTACGGGGATATGATCCGCGGGTTACAGCGGTCGCTTATCGAGTCCGAGAACGAATTTCGGGCGAGTCAGCGTAGCCTAGAGGGGCAACGTTTACGGGTATCGATGCTAGGGAGTAGAACCCCCGGCGTGAATTCCCTACAGAAACAGATAGACGAGCTAATCCTACAGTACCGGGATGAAATCGCGTCGATTCAGGGAGAGGCGGACGGATTGCGGACAAAACCGCTCGATATTCAAGATCAATCGATCCAGTTCGCCCGACAGTTGCGGGATCTGCAAGAGCAGATCTACGACGCGGAACGGAATCGCCTCAAACAGCTACGGGATTTCTGGACGCAACAGGTACAGATAGCTAAAGAGATCGAGCGTCAGCAGTTAACATTTAAGTCGCTTAACGAGATATGGGCGGGAATTCTGGAGAATTCCAAGAAACTCCTCGCCCGATCGGGAGAGATCGCCGGCGGGAAATCCCCGAAAATAGCACCGGCGATCGGGGGCGCGGGTAACGCCGGGGCGATGAAGTCCGAGGCGACGCGGCAGGGAACCCCGAACAATCCCCGAACATTACAGCGCGGGGATTACATCGACTACGGCAACGGACAGATCTATAAATACGATCCCTCGCCTACCTACGATCCGAAAACCCGCACGTACCGGGAGACGGTCAACGCCGATAATATTCAACATCCCTCGGTAGTGCAACAGGTTCAGACCTCGGGATCGGCGGAATTCGATCGTCTTCTGATGCGCTCGGGACTTTATAAAAATTGGGAGGGATTCGCCCGCACCGTTCTCAACCCGAATCTACAGCCCCTTACACCCGAGGAACGGGCGAACTACAACGCGGGCAACGTTCCGAAATACTCGGGAGCGTTATCGGGTCAACCGATGGCGAATATCCCGCTCGCCCCACTGCCCTCGTTCGACTACGATCGGGCGCGGGAACTCGACACGCAGATCCGCATTAACCGGGAACGAACGCTAGAGAATCAGAAGGCCGAAAACTTACTCAAGCTCGAACGGGCGAGACGGGAAAACCTCGATCGGATCGCGGGATTGATCTTACAGACGCGAGAGAGTCGGATTCAAGCCGAGATCGGACTGAGGGACACGGGCGATAGTTCCTCCGATCTAATGCTTTCCTCGAAAGGGTATCTAACTTTCTCGGAAAGAGTCGAGCAGACCCGTCGCAACGGGAACCGCGAGATCGAGAAACAGCGCGAGGGTATCCAGTCACAGATCCGATCGCTCGGACAACTTACCGATAGTTTCGCTAAAAACTCGGAAGAAACGCGGGCGCGGCTACTGAAAGACACCGGCAACGATGACGCTTTCAACGCCCTCGCCGCGGAGAACAAGCGGAATCTAGCTATCCTAGAAGGCTATAAAGCCCTCGACGATCAACTCGCCAAGTACGGGCAGATCCGGGGCGACGCGGCCGCTACCCGAGCGATCGAGGAAGAACGGGTGACGGCTCTCGAACGCTACAACAATCTGATCGCCGACGGTATCGACGCGAGTAACCGGATGAACCCCCTCGGGAACCTGTTCAATACCGGGGAATCCCGAAAACTCCGGATAGAAGCGGACTTCGCGCGCCGTCGCCTCGAACTCAAGCGGTACGCGGAAGAGGGATCGCTTTCCCCGCAAAAACTCGGGGAGATGTCGGCCGCGCTCGATAAAATGCAACAGGCCGATCTCGCGTCCGCGTTTATCGAGGCTAATCCCGCGGTAGGGGCGTTCGGGGATCTGTTACGGGCCGCGTTCACCGGCGGGCGGGATACCTTGCAACAGATGCTAAACGTTCTGATCAACTTCCTACAGAAGATCGGGGAGATGGCGGCCAATCAACTACTAATGCAGATCTTCGGGGGAGGGGGGAAAGCGTCACCCGTCCCGACCGGGGGCGGATCGGGATTCGGATCGGGAATTCTCGGGGCTTTAGTCTCGGGAATCATAGGCGGGGCTACCGGGGGGTCGTCGTCTTTCGCGTCGCTCGCCCCGACATCTTTCACGGGCGCGTCCTCTTATTCCCTCGGAACGGGACTTAGCCTCTTTAGTTCCGGCGGGAAAATCGGAGGCGACGCGCCCGTAGAGAAAAATATGGTTTCCGCGTTCCGGCGCGAGCGGTCTATGAGCGGGGGAAGAAATCCCCGGCTGATCGTGGCTAACGAGGACGAGTACGTTATCCCCGCGAACGAGGCCAGATCCTATCTAGAATATAAAAACGCGCCGGTTAAAAATTACGCCGGCGGGGGATTCGTCGGGGGAACCGGCTATAATGTCACGACCTCGAATAATTCTTCCTCCGATCGCTCTCTCGCGATCACGAATGTCAGTAACATCACGATAGAATCGCGGAACGATATGGGGTATTCTCTAACCCAACTCAAAGAGCGCGAGAACGCGCAGAACGAGCGGACAAAAAGGAGATTTTTCGGATGAGCGAGCTATCGGAGAAAAAGCGGGTTCTAGCGATCGTCGGGGTATTTCTCGGGGGGGCGGCCGCGCTGACTTTTCTCGATTCGTGCCGGGGGGATCGGGTTCTATACGGAAATCACTGCATTGTCTACCGAAACTCGGTAGCGATGGATTCTACACGGAAGAATGATAATGGTGAACACGCCTGTTATTGCGCCAATCGGTGATCGGATCGTCATCGAGGCGATCGGGTGGATCGGGACTCCGTGGTATAGCAATCAGTCCAAGAAAGGGATCGGGTGCGATTGCGTCGGGTTCCTCGCCGGGGTCGGCAGGAACGTCGGCTTTCTGCCCGAGGATTTCGCGCTCGAAAATTACGAGCGGATTCCCCGAAGCGATTTTCTCGTGAAGTCCCTCGATCGTTACCTGTACCGGATCGATAGTTTCCCCCCGATCGCCGGGGACATACTCGCGTTCCGGCGGGCGGGAGTGATCACCCACGTCGCGATCCACGCGGGGGAAGGGGCGATGATCCACGCGGACATGGATTCGGGCGTGATCCGCTCCTACCTCGCGGAATATATCAAAACCCTCGCCTATATCTATCGGGTACAATACTAAAAGAAACTTTAGTATTCCGCCTTAAAACATGGCCGCCTTTTTAATTCCCGTGGCGATCGGGATCGCAACAAGCGTACTAACCGCGGTACTCGCCCCGTCGCCCCCGCGTCAGCGACAGGGCAAAATCGAGGATACGGGTATCCCCGAGGCGGAATACGGCTTTTCCCTCTCTCTCCCGTTCGGACGGGTAGAGAAAGAAGGGTTAAAAATGATGTGGGGCTTGAAGCTCAAGGAAAAGCGAAAAAAGCGCGGCGGGAAAGGCGGGCAAAAAACCGAAACTTTTACTTATTTCCTCACGGCCGCTTACCCGATCGCCCGAGAGATCGAGTACGTGCGCCGCGTCTGGATGAACGGGATTCTCGTCTATACCCACGGCTCGAACGACAAGAAAAGTCAGAAATTCCTAGAGTGTTGCACGATCTACACCGGAAACCAAACCTCGCCATCGTCGGTAATTCAAGCGAACGAAACGAACCCCGTACCCGCGTTCACGGGATGGAGTTATCTAGTTTTTAACAACTACCCGCTCGCCGAATTCAACGGCAACGGATTCCCGAAAATCGACGTGGAAGTAGTGGGGGAAGGCGGGGAGAATCCGAAGATTAGGGATATTCTAAGAAAAGTCTGCAAGATCGCCGGGATAGCGGAAAACAAGATCGACGTTAGCGGGGTTCCCGATAATATGCAGATCGAGGGATTCGATCTACTATTCGAGGGAACGTCTTTCGCCGATCAGATCGGGGAATTATTACGGGCGTTTTTCCTGATAACCCGAGAGACGAAAGATAAGATCATTTTTAAGCAACAGCGAACATCGAGCGGGGTAGAGTCGATCCCGAAACTATCCCTCGGGGCTAAAAAATTCGGCGATCGCCCGATCGATCTTTACGAGATAAAACAAACGCATTTTCGAGAGATACCTAGCGCGGTCACGGTGAGCGGATCGAACGTTCTCAAGGATTACGATAACATCTCGGTCACGGCAAAAGATCCATCGGCGAGGCACGAGAACGAGCTAACGATTCAAACTAGGTTGATCTCTACCGATAATCTTTTCACTACTCTCGCCTCGCGCGTTCTTTTTCTCGGCAGAACGCAATCGAAAACGCTCTCGAAAATGTTCCTACTGCCCGCGTGGGACGATCTCGCGGTCGGGGATCTAATCTCGTCCGACAGCGATCGGCTTTTCCATCGAGAAGTTTTGCAGATCACGAAAAAAACCCGAGGGGCGGGATACCTGATCGAACTAGAAGCTACTCGGTTTCAGGGGTTTTCGAGCGAGTGCAAGCATATCGCCGTTCTCGATCTGCACTCGTTCAATACAGACGCGCCCCCTCCCGCCATCGAACCGGAAACATTGTATAGCGTTACCGCTACAACGCGCATCACTAGCTATTTCCCGAACGGACAGGAATACTACAGTATTACTAACACGACAACCACACCGCCGATCTCCGGCCCGATAGCTTTTCCCCGATTCTTCCGATCGTGGGATAGTAACGCGCCCTCGAATGTTTTTACCGGTTCCGGCGCGAGCTACCTTCTCCCTTTCGGAGACGGGCAATGGATCGGGGTCGGAGCGGGAGTATCCTCGCCCCCCTCGGAAGATTGGCGCGGTCGGGAAGTGCAACAGTTCAGAATTGTCCGAACTCAAGACGGGCAAGAGATCGATACAAGTTACTATACAAATCGCACTCGCATCGAAAGGGGGACGGTATTTAGTCCGATTATTTCCTACCGCGCGCCCTTAAGATTCGAGACAACCCTCCCCCTCGGGCAGGTATCCCCGACCCCGACAACCGAACTCAGGATCTACGACGCGGACGATAATCTAATATTCACGCAAGATACTCAATACGGACTAGCCGATAATTCTACTTGGGGAGTTGTTACCGACTGCTCGGGGATAGACGAGATCACGAGCGATTTCCTGCCCGATATTACGGTTAATAACCCGTTCGAGTCCGAGGAAAACCCCGCGGGCTACGGTTCCGCTACGGCGATCGTTATTGAGTGTCCCCCGATCGAATCCTCGGACGCGGATCTCGGGATCTACGTGGCGATCGAGGGAGACGCGGACTACCGCGCCGGCGCGCTATTCTATTCCGAGGATGGCGGGGAAAGTTACGATCTCGCTACCGCCATCACGGGCGAGAGCGTAACGGGAACGGTATTAAGCTTTAGCGCGAATTTCAATAATTCCTCGCCCGCGTTTATCGATGACTTCAATTGGATTCGGGTACGGATGGACTCGGGCGAGATAGAGCCGGTAACGCTCGAAAAATTCCTATCGGGAAAACAACTCGGCTGGTTTTCCACGGGCGAAATTCTCGCTTTTAAAAACGCGGAAATCGTCTCGAACAGTCCGCTCACCTTCGATATTTCCTACACGATCCGCGGGCTAAAGGGAACCGAGGCTTTTATCGATAATCACGCGATCGGTGAAAGGTTCGTACTCCTCACCGATTACCTCGTTCGCTTACCCGTCGATACGTTCGACGTGAACCGTGAATTACACCTTAAAGTCGTGCCGGACGGACTCGCGGAAACGGAAGTCGATACCGAGACGATCCACGCCGTCAAATTGGAGAGCGTCAAACCGTTCCCGGCGGTCGTGACCTCGGAACGGAGCGGGGGAGATGTGATTATCTCGTGGTATCGTAGAACGCGCTTAAACGGGCGTTGGACGGATTATATCGATATTCCCTACGCCGCGGGAGAACTAGATACTTACACGGTCAGAATTTACGATGGCGACGCGGTAAAACGCGAGTTCGCGACCGGGGCGGGAGAGCGATCGGTCACGTATACCGCGACGCAACAAGCGGCCGATTGGGGTTCTCCTCGTCCGTCGTATGTTGTGCGGGTTTTTCAGAATTCGAGTTACCCCGTAACCTTTAAAGAGGCGCTAGGGGTTAGTATTTAAGCGGACAAAAGATCTGTTCCATTATAAGCGTACTGGATCGCTCTACTAGACTTTTCTAAGTCTCGATTCCATTTATCGGACAGTTCTTTATCCGACAAGGATTCATCCCCTTTTGCCTTGCACCATTCCAGTACTAACTCGGGGCGATAGCCGTGTTTTTTACCGAGTTGTTCGGCGATCGATCTTTCTCTACTCATAGCTTAGATCTCCTCTAATACAGTCTGGTGAACAGAGATAAAGTATTTTTTCCCCGACTCTTTCTCCTGTACCTCGATCTCGGTATCCGTGGGGACTCCATCCCACAAAAAGATAGTTCCACGGGGAATTTCTCCTTTAATGCTTGCGACTAGCGCGCGACCGGGTAACACATCGAGACTACGGGACGCTTTTAATTCAATCATGACTCAAAACTTTCCCCTACTCGGATTCGGGGTATCCCTAATAGGGATTTATTCGGGGCGCGGGGAATGAAATAGCTTTCGACATTAAGCCCAGACTTATTCATTTCAATCCCTAATAGAGATTCATTCGCTCGTACCCCTATCTTATCGATCCCGATCGGAGTTGTCAAGTAAAAAGTTTCTGTTATCTTTTCCTCTCCCGGTGTTAGAGAGTCCATAACACCCCGAAACGTCTACAGGGAGGGGGTTCTAGGTTTTTGTTATGAACGTTCGCCCGATCCTAGACAAAAAAGAGATCGAGATCGGGGATAAGCGAGGTCGTCCGCTAGGATGAAGGATTTCCGTAGAGAAAAAACGAGAGTCGAGGATCGGGGAAACAACAATAACAAAAAGTTAGATCCTATATATATCAATACTTTCCCTATGTTATTAACTCCCCTAACATCGGATAACACTCCTAACCCTTCCCCCTACCTTGACACTCTTCCCCCGATCCGGCTAAACTCGATCCAGATCCCCCGCGGTTTCCCGCGTCCTCTCGCAATTGGATAAGGGGATCTTTATTTTGGGGATTTACTTGACAATTCAAGAAAGGATTGATAGGATTTAAGTAAGTTACACTTTTGTTAGTAGCGAGAGGACAAATGATCGTAGAGAACGTTTCAGTTTCCTATACTCAAAAATTTAACCTAGGGAACTTTGAATCTTTAGAGTTAGGCGTATTTATTCACGCCAAAACCGAGGGGGAAGATCACGAGGCTTGCGCCGAGCTTCTTATCGAACAGGCGCGGGAGCGAGTGCTGACAGAGGCAAAGCGAGTGACCGCCGCCCACGATATTACTTGCCCGTCCGTGAAAAAGTATTTTTACGGCAAGCCTATTGACGAATTCCCCTCGGTTGTTAGCGGCGAGGCAATGGGTTTCAAGATCGGGGAAGTTTCCGACGATATTCCGTTTTAGTTTTATTCAGAAAAACAATGCCTATTAAATCTTTGACCACTAGAAACGCCCGATTTCCGATGCTCGGAAAAATCCGTAAGGGAGACGAGAAAAAAGCGGGAAGTAACCGACCGGGTTCGGATCTAACCTATTTTCGCGTCGATTCCGACATCGACGGGATTAACGAAAAATTCACCCGAGTCTACGGGAAAGAACCAGATCAACTCGACTGCCTTCTCCCGTTCGCTTCCGTCGAACAAGTTTTTCCCGCGTGGATGGAAGAATGGGGCAAGTCCTCGATCGTTACCCGATGCGACGAAGAAACCCGCGTACTTTACGAGGAAAAAGGAAAAATTATCGCTACCCGTCCCCTACCCTGCAAGAAACTAATAGAAGGGGCTGACGGCAATTTCGGGACGTGCGAGTGTAAGCAAGTAGGAAGACTGCACGTCGTATTACCGAAGCTCGGGGAGATGGGCTATTTCGAGGTCGAAACCCATTCAAAATGGGACATCATCGGACTAACCGAACAACTTCTAGCCGTGGAAACCGCCGCGGGGAGTCTGACCGGGATTCCTTTCCTACTAGAGCGCGGGCCGCGGGAACTTTCCTATCCTCTCCCGGACGGAAAACGGGGAAGAAAGACTTTTAATCTACTCTCGATCCGCGTTCATCCCGATCGCGCCGCCAAAGTTTTGCAAGTCATTGAAACCCGCGCTTTCCAACAGTTCACGGGCGAGCCTTCCCGCCCCGAACTGCCTTCTTCGGGACAGCAAAAAGCGTTACCCGCGTCCAACGGGAACGAGTGGGCATCTAGCAAAAAAGACGGGATTCAGTGGGCGGTCAAACAGGGGATGTCGCTATCGGAAGCGACCCTAATAGCCGATCGCTGTACAACCAAGCGAGAGTATTTTGATACGGTCAATTCCCTGTTAAAGGATCGAGTTAATTTCACCGAAGCGGAGATCGTCGGGAACGAGATTAATCCCCAAGTATCCGCGGAAATCGACGCGATGATCGAGGATAGACCACTACTCGAAACCGTCCCCGCGGATGAAGACGAGGGTTTTTAAAAAGCTTGTCAGGGGCATTGACAACGCCGATCATCTCTCAACATCATCGGAAGTAAAATAATGAACATTCATCGCGGAAGTGATGCGCTAGAACACCTAGAATCGATCCTCCCGCCAACTTTCGAGAATCGAATCCTAGAACGTCAAGAACTTTTCCGTCTCGATCTTTCAACCGAATTAAAAAGACTCCGAAAATATCTCGGGCTAACACAAAAGCAAGTTGCGGAAAAGCTAGGCGTTACTCAAAGCTGGATCTCGAAACTGGAGAGTGCAAACCACGATCATACTTTTTCAGAGATCATCGCCTACCTTGCCGCTCTAGATGCTGATTTCGAGTTTCCTATTTTTCTAAACAACGAACAGCATACGTGCGTATCTGCCAGTAAAGACCGCTAAATACCAACATCATCGGAAGTAAAATCATGCTTAATTTTCTTGTTACGACAAATCTAGAAACTCTCAATACCAAAATCGCCGAACTCGGGGAGTGTTCGGTCGTTATGATCGACGGAACCGTACCGGGATGGGAACCGCGTGAAATTGACTGGCATTTCGACCATCATCGACCCGGCGGCGACAAAGTTCAAATTGAAGACATCGAAAAACAGATAGATTTCATGGCGGAAGAAGGAGTTAATTTTTCCGATCTCTGCCCGATAGACAAACGCGATAATATATTATTCGCGACCACTCAGTTAGACGCGGACGCGGTATCTAGCGCGGTACACCTCTACCTAACCTACCTCGCGCCCGATCGAACAAATCTCTATTGTTTTAACGGGAGATACACGGATAACTACAGCAAGCTAGTCGCTATCTCTTACGACTGCGATCACCTCGCCGTCCCGCCCGAACTATCCAATTACGCCGATTTTGCCGCTAAGTGTGTAGCGGGAATGAAATGCGAATCGGACGACCTCGCTATCGATCTCGATATGCCCAAAGATCGGCGGGAATGGACGATCGAGCAGAAGGAGTATTTTCACTCCCGCGCTTTTGAAAAATCCTTTTGGGATCTAGTGAGAGCGATCGAGGGTAAGGATAACTGGCCGTGCGACCATCCGAAAATTTCCGAGTATTGGGAGAAAGTCGAGAAGTTCACGAATCAACTAATCGAGGAGAATCGGATTAGTTTTTATAAAAATTGTGCCGTAGTCACGATGTCGGGGCTAGGCGGGACGTACATCGATCCCCGTTGCACCTATCGGGCGATCGATCGGATTTTAGAAAAGAAAGGACAAAATATCAGCTTTTATTCCCCCATTACCCTCACCCAACGCGAGGTAATCGTGGATAACAAATACCTCGGCAACAAGTACACACTTGCCTGTAATCCGAATCACCCTGAAACTGAAAAAATCGACTTTACAACGGGAACCTATACCACGCTGTCAATAGCGGAAAAAGAACGAGATCCGAGCGAGGAAGGATGGGGCGGACGCGCTACGGTCGGGGGATCGGGGTGGAATACCTGTAGTAATCTTTCTCCGTGGGAAGTGATCGAGATCGTTTTGCGGTGCATCAATTTCTAATAGTTTTCGGGGTTGTTTATAAATCCCGAAAATGAGCGAGATCGAAGAACTAAAACGACGCGTCTATCATTTAGAGAATCAAGTTGATCTATTGACGGAACTCTGTCTAGAACTCAAGTCCGATCTGTGGGTAGACAGTCAGGAGTGTTGCGAGAGGCTTAAAATCTCTCGCTCTACCCTCGAACGTTATCGCAAGAAGGCGAAAGAAGGAGTTCACTACAAGATCCACGGAGAACGAGGATACCGCTACAACTGGCAGAAATTTCAAAAATTATTAGAGGGGAAAGGACAATCAAAAAACTTCAGGGAAAAGAAAAAATCCGAGCCTACGGAAACGCCCGCGGGGAATTAATATTAATCGATCCCCGGTTGATTTCCTTCCGCCTCGCTAACGGGGAATTTATCGGGCCGCGGATCGGATTGCACGACGACGGAAAAATGCACGTTCTCCCCGGCGAACTCCCGCTAACCTTCTCGGAAGACCTAATCGCCGCGGTATCGGGAGAGTCGGGATGGAATACCCGTATTTCTTACGACCTCGATTCGATTATCGAACTAGCCGATAAAGTCGTCGCGGCGCGGGCGATCTATCAACCGTTGCATCTAATAGCGGACGGCGATCGCCTCTTCCCGAAAGATGGGCATCGAAGAACTCTCGCGTGGTTTTACAACGCCACGCGGGGGATCGAGATCTCCAACGTCACGGCGATTATCAAGACTCTCGCCCGCGGACAGACGATCCGGGATCTAGAGTACGAAATGCTCTCGATGGGAGTGGACGCGGAAAAGCTATCCCTACTCGATCGGGCGAAAATGATCCGCCGTCACCTACGGGAGGACTGCCTATCGGGATTATCCGAGGAACAATCGCGGGCGCAATTTTGCGAGCGGACGGGATGGAAAAAATCCGACTACGATCGGGTATTAGAGATCTCGACTTTCTCCGCTCCGGTGCTGAAGGCGATCGAGGAAAAAGAGATCGCCGAAACGACGCTACAGACGCTCATGAGGGAACCCGAACTAACTCTATCCGAGAAAGAGAAAATTATTCTCGAATCCGTCAACCTCGCGGAAGAAACGGGAGCCAAGAAGGTCACGGGATCGATCGTCGGGTCGGTCGCGAAAAACCACAAGGAACGGAAACGCCCGAGCTTTTTAAAGCCGAACGGAAAAATCAAAACCCCCAAGGAAATGCCCGTCAAGCCCGTTCAACTTCCCCCGAAAGCGAAAGATATTCGGGACGTGTTTTTAAAGCTCGTCTCGGAAGGAAATTCCCGTAAAATCGGGGACGGGTATACTGTCGATTTTTCGGCGGAATTGTGGGAAAAAGCTGTTAGTTTTGTGGAGAGATTGAAGTGATTTAATCCCCCCGATTCAACCGACGGAACACGTCGATCAGATCCCGATCGTTAACGTGCCGGAGATAGGATTTTTTCCTCGTCTCCCGACTGTGGCCGCCCATCTTCTCCGCGAGATTAGGCGGCCACCCCGCTTTCTCCAATCGGATAACGTAGCAATCCCGGAAAGCGTAGCCCGTCCATAGAATCCCGTTCCGTTTTAGCCCCGGCGTTATCCTCGCCCCGAGATCTTTATTGTCGTGAGTCTCGGGGGATACCGTGAAATCAGGCCAATGCTTTTCTTTCAAGTTCCAACGGTCGACCCATTCCGCGGGACACGGTAGCACCGTTCTCTCTCTCGTTTTCGTGGACGACAGAACCCTCAAAATCGGCGGTTCCCCGTCCATTCCCGATAGATCGAGATGAAATAGTTCGTGCGGCCGCAATCCATAGGCGGCCATTATCCCGGCTATCCATCTCCACGCGGGATTTTTCACCCGGTCGATCGTCTCCTCTATCTCTCTATCCTCGGGTAGATACCGTTCCCCCGGTTCGTACCGTATTCTGTATTTGTTGAAATCGATTCCCAATCCCGCGAACCGCGCGAGCCTCGTGTAGGCTAGACAGTATCGGTTACGCGTCTTTCCCTCTCCCGGACTCGTCTCTCTGACGAGCGTTTCCCTTAGTAGATCCTCGCTTAAAATCGCGTTAGGGGGGAGTTTCGAGTACGGATTGAGATAATCTTCCCGAAAGCTTCTCTCGCGGCTTTTCGTTCGTTTCACTCGGTTCCAGTGGTCGGCCGTTAGTTTCTCGATCCATTCCCTACAACTATCTCCCGACGCGACTAACTCGGGCGATAGCCAGTTTTCCCATTTGAAAGTTCCGAGGATAAGTTCGCTCGATAGGGTATCGGCCTTGATCTTGGCCGCTCTTAGTCCCGCTATCGTCGCGGGCGCGCCCGTCCTTAATTCCTGTTGTCTTTTTCTCCCCGTCACCCGATCGGGTAGCGTCGCCCGTAGGAACAAACGATCTCCCTTCCTCCGGATCGCTACCCTTCGCAACGTTAAATTTGATTCCCTAATCCGCTCGTCTATCTTCCCTAAATCTTCCCTAAAGTCGGACGCGTCGTGACGCATTTAGTGTTTTTTCTGTATCAACTTTAAATCATCGTATCGGACGCTGTAACCCGTTCAAATAGTAGTAAACAGTGGGGGCGAAGGGACTCGAACCCTTACGAGGTGATAAGCCTCAACGGATTTTAAGTCCGTCGATGTAGTTCCTGAAAGCCTCGCCATTTCTAACTTCTGTCGGCCGCTGAAAATCGATTCCCTAAAACTTCCCTAGATCGTTACAATCGACTACGCGCCGATCAATCGATCTTGTAGAAGTCGGTAGAATTCCTTTTGAACCTCTTTCGGCGCGGACGTTAAATAACCCTCTACCTCTTCCTTGCTAACCTCGCGCGTCGTCGCGAATTGAATTTCCTCGATACGGGCGAAAAGCGATTGCAATTCCCCGACGATAACGGGAGCCTTAACGCGGATGTCGGCGTTGCGGAACATCTCCGCGGCTAGGTTCGGGCTTAAATCGATACCTCCCTTTTTCCGATAATCGGGATCGCCCGTCAACTCGTTAATCGATTTCCAGTTGCCGTTTAAGTAAGTAACGAAAGAATCGGTATCGAGTCCGAAAACCGCGGCGAGAACCCGCATATTCCCGAGGTCGGGGCAGGACGCGATACGCGGTAATTCCCAATTCTGAATCGCCCCGACGGAGAGACGAACGCCCGGAATTCCGAGGCGATCCGATTCGCGCTCGATCCAGACCACGAACTCCTCTTGCGTCATGCCTAAATCGTCGCGTTTTTCTTTTAAAGTTTTCCCGAGGCGTTCGATTCCGTGTTCGGTTAGAGCCGAAGATTTTACCCGCTTTCTCGGAACGGTTTTTCCGTTCTCGTCGGTAACGGTGCGCGATACGGCCATATTAGATCTCCTAGTTTTTGTTCAGTAAGGATACAGATTATTCTATCCTGTATTCCAAAAATATGACAAGATCGACCGGGAAAAAGCTTGTCCGAGCGGGTATGTCGAGCGGTTCCGTTGTGCTAGGCTAAAAGAATCGTTCTCTATCCGACTAGAAAATTATGATTCAGTCACCTACCGAAAAGCCTACAAAATTTTCGTCTTATATCGATCGCGAGATATGGGAACAGGTCGGGGAGAGGGAGAAACAGACCGGGAAATCCCGGAGACAGATTATAGAGGCGGCCTTATCCCTATTTCTCTCGATCCCCCCCGAGATCGAACTCCAGATCGACCGCGAGATCCGCGACTCCTATCTTTCAAAACTCCGTAAGAGATTGTAAAGTTACGGGGAGATTACTCTTGTAGTATTCCCCTACAAGAAAGTTTCTGTTAGGATTAGTCCTAGATTCTCTCTTCTAGGGGATCGGAAACCCAATAAAAAAACTCGCGGTGAGCGAGTTCTCTAATTCCAATCAAAAACTTTATGTTCTTATGACCTCAATACTAACACAGAACCGCGTCAAATTGCAACCCTGCCCCCATTGCGGGAACCGGAACGAGACTAATTACTGTTTCGGCTATACCTCGGACGAGGGAAATCTGCTCTCGGTGTGTAGACGGGGAGCCGATCCGGGCGATGGATGGGAGCGATCGAAAAAGTCCACTGGCACGGGCGAGCCGATCTACTATCTCAAGCGCGACAAGAAATTTTCAGAATTTAAAAAAGAGAAAACTACCCACTACGCCTATCCCCCGCTACGGGACGGCACGATCGTCCGGGTGTACCGCAAGGATTACCGAGAGGGCGCGAACTGGAAAAAGGATTGCAGACAGCAACACTCGAAAGACGGCGGGAAAACTTGGATCTGGAACCTACAGGGTATTGAATATAACGAGATCCCCCTGTACCGCGCCGATAGACTCGGGAAAGCGATCGCCGCGGGAACCCCGATCCTCGTGGTCGAGGGAGAGAACAAGGTAGAGAAATTAGAGGCGATGGGGTTTGTCGCTACCTGTAGCCTCGGGGGGGCGGGCAAGTGGCAAGAATCGCACTCGGAATTTTTGAAAGGGGCGAAATTAATTCTCTGCCCGGATCGCGATAATCCGGGAGTGAAGCACGTTGCCCGAATCTATCGAGATTTTCCCGACGCGCGTTTCTTGTACGCCTATCCCGATTCCGTTCTCTGGAACCATCTGCCCGAGTCCGGGGGTTGCGATATTATCGACTGGATCGAGGAAAAGAAAATCTCGAAAGAGGAAATTCTAGCGGCCGTTGTCGATGCCCCGAAAGAGATCCGCGTCAGGGAACCCGTGAAGCCCGCGGAAGAAAATTTATTGACGATCGAGGAAATCATCGCGGCGATCGACGCGGCGATCGAGCAACGCCTAACCCGCACCCAATGGGAAGCGAAGATCCACGGGTGGGCGAAAGCCTCGGGTAAAACACCGAACGACATCCGCGAACTGAAGAGAGCGAGGGAACGGGAACTAGAAGAGTCGGATCGGATCGACGCGGCGATCGGGGATTTCCTCAAGAACAGCCACTACCGGCAGAAAGAACTCGATATACACAAGATCCTCCCGCCGAAACTCGCGGAGGCACTAGAATCTCGGGCTAACACGATCCGCCAACCGTCGATCCGGCTACTTCATTCGCTCTGGCCGGTCATGGGCGCGATCCTCGGTTCCCGGTTCGCGATTAATATGAGGACGTCGCGGAACTCTTCCGAGTGTTGGAAAGAATTCCCGATCTTTTACATGGCCGACGTAGATTATCCGAGCGGCGGGAAAACCACGACCCAAAAACAGATCTACCGTGTTCTCAAAGAGCGCGACCTGATCGAACAGGATCGGATCGATCGCGAGTACGATCGCCTCGAACAATTAAAAGCGGAATGGGCGGAAATGACCCGCGACGAACGGCGCGAGAACATGACCAACGCCGATGTTAACCCGCGCCTCTACGAGCGGGAACACTGCCGGGCGAAACGGTGGGTGTACGACGAGGGAACGCTAGACGCGATTCTCAAAACCTCCTCCCTACAATCCCGATGGCAGGGCGCGGTATGGCTCGCCGACGAACTGACCGGATTATTCGACGGGATGAACCAGTACAAATCGGGCGGGAAAGGTAGCGATCGACAAAGGCTATTATCCGCGTGGAACGATCCCTTGCAGTTTACTTTTGACCGGGTGAACCGCGAGAACCGTTATACCTTGAACGGTCAAACCCTCAACGTTCTCGGGGGGATACAGATCGGGAAATTGCAGAAATACCTCGATCTTTCCGATGACGTTGACGGGCTAGTTTCCCGGTTTCACTTCCTGATTAACGAACCACTCGATCCCGTTCCCGGTCGCCCGCCGATGGACATGAACTCGATCGAGTCCCTAATCCTAGACGCGTTCAATCGGGTGAACGGTATCGATCTAGAGGTCGGGGAGAACGGGGTAGAGCGCAACGATCTTTGGTTCACCGAGAAGGGCGAGAATTTCGCTTGGGATCTCAACTATCGCTATAACAATCTCGTCAAGTTGAACCGCTCGAAAAATCCCTCGCTGTCCGCGTATGTCGGGAAGCAGATGAAAATGTTTTTACGGTTCGCGCTCTCGATCCATCTATTGAACTGGATCTACGATCCCGAACATACCGACCTCTACCGAATTCCCGTGCAGACCGCGGCTAAGGCGGCCGCCGTGACCGACTTCTATATCAATCAATTTCTCGCCATTCAGGGGATTACCGGCGGCGACGACCAGAACCCGATTCAGGGAATCCTACATGAAATATGGGATCTCGTGAGAACGGCGGGCAAGATCACGACCCGCGAGATCCATCAAAAATTTCAGTCCCGCAAGATCGACGGACAGAAAATGAATTCCGCTCTCGCCCTCGAACTACTCGAACAATTACAGAAGGCCGGACACGGACGGTTAGAGGGAAAAACACTGCACTACCTAGAGCCAACGGCGATCGCCGTAGAGGAAACGGTATTCGAGGAAGAGGAAATTATTATCGAGTCTAGTGGTCAGGAGTCAGAATTCAGGAGTCAGGAATCAGGAGTCAGCGCTGAAGAACTCCCCTCGGTTTACAGCGCGGACGGAACCCATATTGACGCACTACCCGATTACGAGCGGCAGGAAGTTTTGATCCGAACCGCGGAACCGGCCGACGCGGGGGGCGAAATTATTCCAACCCGCACGATCGCCCGGATCGTGGGGATAACTTTCGACACGATCGGGAACTGGCTGATCGAGGCGGAAACCCGATTCGGGGAAACCCTGAACCGATTTACATTGCCCTTCGGCAGTTGCTACGTGAACGACGTGGGAACGTGAGATTTTAAACATCCGCTTTGACTTTTCTGTAAACTTTTTTGAACGAAATATCATGACACTAACCCTACTCAGTCCGGGACAGTTGACGGCCGCCACGATTTTTTCGGGAGGCGGCGGCGCGGATGCCGCTCTAAGAAAGCTCGGATTCAAGATCGTCGGCGCGTTAGAGCGGGAACCGAAGATCGCCGCGGTCTACCGCGAGAACTTCGGGGATCATATCGCCGTGGCCGACGCGCTCGGGTTCGACTATCGCCGGTGGGAAGGGATCGATCTGCTTCACGCGTCCCCGGTCTGCAAGGGCTACTCGAACGCCCGGAGTCGGGAACTCCCCCCGCACCCCGATAATAATGTCGGGTACGCGTGTATCGAAGCTATCGAGGCGATCCGTCCCCGGTGGTTCACGCTCGAAAACGTCTCGGATTATCGAAAGTCCGATGTTTATAAGGCGATCCACGCTTGCCTCGAAAAACACGGGTACAGAACTTTTCAGAAAGTGATCAACTGCAAGGATCACGGCGTTCCGCAAAACCGGAAGAGGCTTGTACTCGTGGCCTCTCGGGACAATATCGACTATCGATTTCCCGAACCGAAACCCGAGATCGGGTGGTACGCGGCGATCGAGCATCTTTTACCCGATTGCCCCGAGACAACTTTTGCCGAGTGGCAGAAACGGAGACTGAAAGATTTCGATTTTACCTGTCTGATTAACGAGGACGGGAAACGCTCTCGGGGAGTCCCCGCGGATGCCCCGTCACCGACCGTAACCGCGTCGGGGTCGGGGGCGAGATTCAAGGCGATCCTCGTGGATAACAACCGCAAGGCTCTCCGCTATCCCGAGTATCGTCCCGCCCCCGCGATCCGATCCGCCCATCAGGGCGCGCTTCGGGTACTCATGCAACGCGCCGGGGGGAATAAAGACAGAACGAACCCGAGGGGAGAACACGAACCCGCGCCCACGCTGACGTGCGGGGGAGGACACTCGCACACCCTAGACGTTATCGAGCTAATCCCGTCCGTCCCGCCCGAATACATCAAGATCGTGAAATTAACGCCCCGTTGCCTCGCCACGCTCTGCACGTTCCCCGCGGATTACCGACTACCGCCACAAGTCACTCTCGCGACGGAGATTATCGGCAACTGTTTCCCCCCGAACGCTTACGAGGAGATCGTCCGATGTCTATTGGAGAGTACCGAGAATCGACTTACCCCGACAAGATCTATCGCGTAGATTCCTACGGTCAAATTTTTCGGAAATGCAAACCCCTCGGGATCGTCAAAACGGCGATCGGGATCTTCTATCATTTCGAGTCGATCGATCCCGAATTCCCCGAGCTTAGGGGATACAAATTTTGGTGTTTTAGAAAGGAAGATTTCACGGAAGTTACTTTCTAGAAATTTACTTGACAATTCAAGAAAGAATTAGTAGGATTTAATTAGTTTAGAAGTCAAAAGGAAAGATGAAATCACTTGTTAACGAGAATAGTTGCGTTTTAATGTCCCTCGCTTATTGGTATAGAGATCAGTATTACGATCGTCCGACGGGAGATCTAGATCCTTCTGGAGAGCTTAAAAGACAAGTTTTGGCTTTCAAACTAGGGGCGATTAACGAGTGTTTGAAAAAGCGCGGGGAAAAGCCTATCAAATGGAAAAAGCGCGAGCGTAAACCCAGTAAAGTCGAGGCGGCGTAATGGCGAGAGAGAAAGTAGTTATCTGGACTAATTTAGGCGAGAAGGGAAACACGAAAGGACTTATCCGCCAGATCGAGGAAAGAGAATCTTCGGAGAGGCTAAAAGCCCATTTGCTAAAGTGTAAAACTCATTTAAAGGAGTGGAGAGAATGAGTATCGAAAAAGAAATCAATCAACACGGAGAGATCAAATTAACCGATCTCGATCGGAGATTAAAAGTTACTTTAACCCCTCGCCCCTACGTCTACAATTATCAATTACAGATAGAGGGGATCGGAGACAGCTATCTCTGCTGGTCAAAAGCTAAAGCGAAAGCGTTGCGAGATATTTTAAATCAATTGCCGTTAGACGATTAAGAGAGAGAGATGAAAGAAACAAAAATCAGCGAGAGAACAGGATTAACTTACACTAGAAGCCCTGTTTTCGAGGATACACGCCCGAGCTACTACCTAAGCGAACCGCTAACCGCAAAACGAGCGAGGGAGATAGCGTACACGATCCCGGGTATTTACTACGCTGTTCGAGCCGTTGACGGGGGAACCGATTTATTTATCGCGGAGAGAAATAGTTTTATTACGAAGCTTGCCGGATACGATCCCGAAACACTCCTAATCGGATACTGCAAAATCGACGCGAGAGGAAACGAGTACATGGTTGTAGGGGGGAGCTTATGAACCTAACATTATTCCAAGAAACCGAAAAGAACACCCTGACAATCTCGTCCCCGACGATCCAACTCCGTCCCGATCAGAAAGCTCTTAAAAAAGAGATTTACGGCAACCTCAGATCGGGATTTAAAAGGATTCTAGCCGTCGCTCCTTGCGGGTACGGAAAGTGTCTAGCAAAAGATACGCCGATTATTATGTATGACGGTAGCGTGAAGCTATCGCAAAATATCGAGGTAGGGGATATTCTGATGGGGGATGATAGCAAGCCCCGTCATGTCGATTCGATCTGTAGAGGAAGAGAAACTATGGTAAAGGTAATCCCGAACAAGGGAGAGCCATTTACTTGCAACCGTAGCCACATTCTTTCGTTAGTTTATAACGGGAGAAGCTATCCGAAATCGGGATGGATCAACGGAGATGTTTACGATTTTTCTATCGATCAGTACCTTTCTCTCCCGAAACATATTCAGATCTCGATGTTGCTCTATCGGGTTCCTGTAGAATTCGACAGCAAACCCATCACGATAGATCCCTACTTCCTCGGTATCTGGCTAGGAGATGGCAATCACAGGCACACGGATGTCTGTACGTCTAATCCTGTATTGATCGACTATATAAAGAAATACGCCGATCGTTTAGGGATGAAAGTTTATTCTGATGCAAGGAACGACAACCCGAATTCTCAGCTTCACAGGATCACGATGGGAGAGAAGGGACGAAGAAAGAATTATTTATTGAACATGATGAGAGACTTAGATCTTGTCCAAAACAAGCATATTCCTCAGAACTATCTAATCAACTCAAGAGAGGTCAGGTTAGAACTTCTCGCCGGACTTCTTGACACGGACGGACACTGGCAGATAAAAGGGGGCTACGAGATAGCGCAAAAAAGAAAAGAACTCGCGGATCAAATTGTTTTTCTCGCTCGCTCTCTAGGTTTTTTCACAAGCGTGGGAACCAAAGAAGTAAAAGGAGAAACTTACTATCGTGTCAGAATTAGCGGTAATACAGAAACTATCCCGATCAAGACCGAATACAAGAAAACCCCGAAAGAATACACGGAAAAACAGAAATGCAATGTTTTAAGAACAAATTTCAAGCTAGAGTTTTTGGAGGAAGATAATTATTACGGGTTTACAATCGACGGAAATCGCCGCTTTCTCTTAGGGGATTTTACCGTAACCCACAATACAGTTCTATTCTGCCAAATGATTTACGACGCGGCGATCAAGAAACAACGTCGCACACTGATCGTCGTGCCGTTCACCTGCTTGATCGAGCAAACGATAGAAGCTCTCGAAAAATTCGGATTAACCGCGGGAATAATAGCGGGAGAGTACAAAGAAGACCGAACCCGAAAAGTGCAGATCGCCACGACTCAAACACTAGCGAGGCGGGATATTTCATGGTTCGATCCCGAAGTTATTTTTCTCGATGAGTGCCATTTGTCGGCGTACTCGCTTTGGTTCAGGGGTAATTTTAATAATCTCAAAAACGGCAGACAGACGACCTCGATAAAAGACATTTCTGCCGAACTCGCTACTCTCGGAATCGCCGTCGAGCGGGAAGGATTGGAATTCGGGTATCGGGTCACTTTCGAGGAAGTGAAAACTAAATTCAAATCCCTCGCCCTTCTCCATCATCCCGACCACGGGGGAACGAAGGAGAAAATGCAAGAATTAAATTCCGCTTGGGAAATCCTTAGAAAACAGGAACATTTATTTTCGGGGAATGAATTATCGACGGATAACCGGATCGTGATCGGACTGACAGCGACCCCGTGGCGATTGTCGAAGCGGGAGGAAATGGGGGACATTTTCGAGACACAAGTTACCGGCCCGACCCCGAGAGAGATGATCGACCGCGGCGCGCTCGTGGGATGCGTCTACTTCGCTACTAAAGACCAGATCGACACGAAAGGAGTTAAGTCTACCGGCGGTGATTTCGACGCGGCGGAACTCGAAACCCGTTGTCTTGAGGCGGTACAGTCGATCGTCGGGGAATACAAAAGGCTCGGGCAGGATCGTCCGTTCGTCTGTTTCGCCGCGGGGAAAGTTCACGCCGCCTCGCTCGCGAAAGAATTCACCGATCGGGGGATTCCCGTCGCCACGATCACCGCGGAAACCCCGCACGAGGAAAGACGGGAAATATTTAAAAACGTGGCGCGACTGAAAACGCGGGGGATTATCAATATCAATACTTGCGGTATCGGGTTCAATCTGCCCGAAATTAGCTGTATTATTCATTCCCGCCCTACTAAGAGTACGACCCTTTATATCCAGATGACCGGCCGCGGTCAACGGATCTGCAAGTGGCTCGGGAAAGAGGACTGTATCGTTCTCGATCAGGCGGGAAACGTGAAGCGTCACGGCTTTATCGAGGACGTGACCTATCCCGTTCTCCGGGGATCTGGAGACATCGAGAAGGGCGAGGCTCCCGTCAAGGAATGCGAGAATTGCGGTTGCATGGTTCACGCGTCGGCGCGGGTCTGTCCCGAGTGCGGGTTCGAGTTTATTTCCGAGGGGAAAGAGAGGCGGATAGCGAACGAGAAGTTACAGCTTTTAGTCTCGGACGAGGATAAAAAAATCTATTACGCCTATCGGGAAGCGCGGCGGGAAGCGTATAAAAAAGGGAAGAAGCCCGAAGCCGCTAGGTTCGATGTTGCTAGGATCTATAAATTAACGGATTGGTGGCCAAAGAAGTTCTGGAAGCTTCACGCGGTATTCGGGGAGAAGTATACTGAAGACAACGTGAAAAGTTATCAAGATTATTTGAATCGTTGTTGCGGCGGTATCGATAATCAAAAATGGGTAGAAAGCAAAATGCGCGAGGAGTTCGGGGATGACTACGGCGAGAATACTGGGAAGTAACGGGCTATTACTGTCCTCCTCTCAAGAATATAAAGAACAGGTCGCGAACGAATTATTTAGACTCGTCAGCGTCGCCCGCGCGCCGATCGTCTCCCGAATTGTCACGACCCCCCCGACGAACGGACTAAGCCCCGATTCGTTCTATATCGTTCCCGCGGGCGCGTCTGGCGCGTGGTCGGGAAAGACCGATAAAATCGCTTGCCCGGCGATCGGGTTAAGCGGACAGGTAATTTCGGGCGCGTGGAAATTTTACGATCCTTTCGAGGGATTAAAAGTATCGCTCCTCTCGGGAGGGGATCTAGTTTATAGCGGGAACGAGTGGGCGGCCGCTCCGGGCGGGGGCGATATGCTCGCGGACGATTACGACTCGGACGGGGATCTAAAAGTTGACGCGGCGGAAGTCGCGGACGAGATCGCCGGGACTCCCTCGGGCGATAACGTCTACGGCGTTAAAGACGGGGTAAAGGGCTGGACGGGTTTTTCCGCGTGGGTAAGATCGGTTCCCCTGTTCGGGCTAGTCACGGGAGCGAATACGGCGATCACCAACTCGAATACTATTATTCAAGCTTTCCAGAACTTACAGGCGCAAATTACCGCGATCCTGACGGGAGGAAGACTGATCCCGCCGGGCGGGACAACGGGGCAAGTTCTCAAGAAGTCCACGAACGGGGATTACGCGGTCGGGTGGGGAGACGATAACGCGGGAACCTCGGGAAGTTCCGCTTTCACCGGACTCGCCGATACTTTTAGTTCGTTCACCGGCCGCGCCTCTCAATTTCTACGGGTGAACGCGGCGGGAACTTTAATCGAGTCGATCGCTCTCGGGGCGGCCGCTTTCCTCAAGCCCGGAACCGACCCCGGAGATCTGTTGCAAAGAGACGTGGACGGACGCTATCCCGCCGGTGACGGACGCAATATCACGGCGATCAACGCGGGGAATATCACGACGGGAACACTCAGCACCGCCCGACTCGATACGGGGACGACAGCGGGGAAAGTGGTGGTTCTCGATGGAGCGGGAAAGTTACCGGCGGTGGACGGGAGCCAGCTTACGAACCTTCCGTCCGGTGGTGGATCGGCTATCACCGTATCCGACGAGGGGACAAATCTCACATCCAACGCCACGAGTTTTAATTTCACGGGGTCGGGAGTAACGGCGACTAATTCTGGTGGTGCTGTTACGGTTAATGTGAGTGGTGGAGGATCTTCCCTCACCACATCCGTCATCACCGCTAACACCACGGCAGTATCCAATACCCGTTATCTCTGCAACACCTCTAGCGGATCTTTCACTCTCACCCTTCCCGCGTCTCCAAACAACAGTGATGTTATCGAGATAGCCGACTTTAATAACTCCTCTCTACTCACGGGATTCGGGATTAATCCACTCACGATTACCGCCAATACGGGACATAATATCGTCGGGAATACGAATCTAGTATTAGATAGGGGAGGACAGGGAGTAGAGTTAGTATTCCATACGAATCGATGGAGTATTGTTAGTGGGATAGGGGAAAATTCAACGTTGGTATTGTTACAGAATCAATTATTAGCAGAGGTACAGGCTGTTATGTTAGCGGGAGGATTTTAGAATGGTCTATCTCGGTTCTATGTTTAATCAAGCGGTATTACTTCCGAATCTAAAAAACGGTTTAATATCGTGGTGGGATCTAGAAGAGATTTCGGGAAATCGCTTAGATTCTCACGGAACTAATCATCTAACCGCAACTAATGTTAGTTATCGAAATCATCTATCGACAAGTAGCCCGAACTTTCAATATTCATTGTCGGTAGCGAATAATTCTACATTAGAACTAGCTTCTAAGAGTTTTACAATCTGCTGTTCTGTAGCTTTGTTTCAATCACCCTCCGTTAATGGGAATTATTTCTTTATTTTTAACAAAGACAATATTGGGACAAATGGAAGGGAATGGGGTTTAATTATAACGTCTGTCAGCGATCCAGTAGCGAATAGATTTATATTCGGTATATTCAATAAAGATGTTGGTGGTGGACAAGATACTATAACCGCTAATAACGCAGGAAACTTTACTCTCAATACCCGTTACTGGATAGTCTGTAAATACAATAAATTATCGGGTACTATATCGATTCGAGTCAATAACGGAATATCCGATACTAAAACCTACAACAATGCTATCATTCACTCTAATACTCCTAGTCCTGTTAGATTGAGTGCATCTTCGGGAACAGGTACACCTTACGGGTTAAACGGGGTAATTACAAAAGCCTGTATTTACGAGAAGATATTATCTGATGTTGAGGAGGATTATCTATGGAACAATGGAAGATTACGAAATTACCACGAATTATACTAGCCGATATTCAAGCAGGAGGGATTTAAGATGACGGTAGGATTGAGTGGGTTGTATACAACAGGGCAGACCGTACCGACAGAGCCTTTTAGCTTATCGATAAAACTCGGTAACAGTCAGTTTTATACATTTACTGGAAATCACAACGGTTTGGTTTTACCGATTTCAACATCCGTGCCGTCATCTCTTACTTTTGGTGTTTGGATTAAACCATCCTCGGTTTCGGGTGTGCAGAATATTCTTTCCAAAAACAGTTATTTCGCCACGGGGACGGGAGATTTTCCCCTCTCGTTTAGTTTGACCAGTTCATCTTTAGGACTTAATCTCGATGGTGGCAACGATTTCTCGCCCGACCTAACTCTAAATTCTTCGGGAGTGACGATTACTACCGGCGCGTGGAGACATATCGGGTTCAGTTATTCTAATAACGGACAATCTCGACTATATATCGATGGAGTCGTAAACGCTTCAACGTCTATAAACTTTTCTGTTGGTAATAATTCAAGAAATTGGACACTGGGTAAGTGTAGTTTTTTTAATTCGGGAGATAGTCAACTTCGTTATTCTGGAGATATGTTCGATCCGTTTATAGCGATCGGGGAACAATCTGATTTTTTGATAGCTACTTTATTCCAGAAGAAACCTTTTATTAACTAAACATCATGCCTAAAACCTACGTCTCACCAGCCGCTCAAAACATCAACGCTCAAGTTCCGCAAACCTTCGCTAACAGTGACGGAACCAACATCAAAACCTGTTACACGGCGGGAGCGGACGACTCGAATATCAAAGCGATTATCGTCACCAGTACCGATACGAGTTCTAAAGACATTCAATTTTATATCTCTGACGGAACCAGTAACTTTATCCTGAGAAGGGTCACTATTCCCGCGAGTAGTGGAAACTCTACTTCCGCTTTACCCGTAGATTGTTTATCGGGCATACCGGGATTACCGTTCGACGCTCAGGGTAATCGTATCTTACAGTTGAGAAGAGGGTTTCAATTGCGGGCTAATTTAGTTAGCGCGGCTAGTTCGGGAACTCAGATTAATGTTATAGCGATCGGGGAGGATTATTAATGCTAGGAATGAGAGGGATGGAGTTAGCGGCGGCTAAATTAATCAGATCGATCGGATCGGGATTATTATTGTCAAACTCCGGGCAACTTTCTTTAGATACAAGCGTAGTTCCGAGTACACTTTACAACGGACTTGTATATAATTTTCCGTTCGATAATTTCGCTTACTCGATCGCCCAAGCCGCTAGTTTTAACAACGCGATCACGGGAAATAATTACAATAGTTCCCCGAAGCTCGGAACCCGATGCTTGGTAAATACCGGATCGGGATATACGCTCGATAGCAATGTCTGGCGAACGGTCAACTTCAATCGGGATTTCGGGGTCGCTTTTTGGTTTTATCCTACTGTGATTACAGGGGGATCTAGTGCTTCACCTTTTGCAATAGACTCTATAACCACGAGTGGGTCTGCGTTTTGGATGTTTGTTGTTAATTTTTTCTCCCGAAATAGCGGGGGAAGCGGTACGACTGCCCCTCGATTAATAGCGAGAGACAATATCGATTTACAACTATCCAGCAGTCAGGTTGCGCTTAATACTTGGTGTCATGTAGCAGTTAGATATAGCGCGTCCTCTCGCAACTTTGTACTTTCTATCAACGGAGTCCATTACAATGCACCGGGAACGATCGGCACTGGCTTTACCGACGAAAATAGTTCGAGTTCGGCGCGGATTTATCTCTTCGGGGGAAGTAGCGGAACTTCCGACAACCTGAATCACACCGATCGCCTCGATCAGCTTCTCTGGTGGTATCGTAGACCGACGGATTCCGAGATAGCCGCGCTCTACAACAACGGGAACGGACTTGAATTATAGGCAAAAATCACCCCCGATAAAGAGGGTGATTTATTAGCCTAAACCTCGATTAAATACGGGGAGCCGAGGTACACGTCGGAGGAGAGACGATCGGGTAACATCGAAGACCGTGAGCCTCGTTAGAAGGTTTTTCGGTTTGAGCCAGAGCGGAACCGGCAAGGGAAGCGAAAACGAGAGCGGAAAGAGCGAGAGATTTTAAAAATTTCATATAGATGCACCTGAATTAAAGTCTTGATACACCTATCTTTCCCCTCCGATTCGGAAGGGCGATCGGGGGAATTCTCGGAAATCTTAAAAAAACATACTTTTCTCTTACGTGAAACTGTCAGGAAGAAAGGTACAATCGTGTTGACGCTTTCCCGATACCATGAATCTCTACTACCACGTTTTCGGAACCTGTAGGGAGAAATCCCTAAACGGATCGCAGGATAATCCCGCTTTTTGGCGAACATTAAACCCGATTTCGTGGGATAAAGTCCCAAGGCTAGATATAGCAAGCGTGGACGATAACAGAGGGACAAGCACTTTCGGACAACAATGGAAGATTGTCACTAAATACAAGCAAATACAGGGAATTGGTTATATTTCCGAAACTAATTACAACGCGCGGGAAACCGGGGCTATAGATTTCGGATTCGGAGGAGGCGAAATTTATAGAACGTCCGCTAACTACTCTTCTCAAGGGTCGATCTCCGGACACACTCGACTCGGCTACGATGTCGAGATCGTCGCGGTCGTTCGGGTCACGAATCCCGCCCATTTTCCACTAAATCCCTATCCCGTAGATCTTCCCGAATTCCCGATCCTACCCGACAAGGATTTTTCTGTAGAGATTCAATTCAGTAATTACGAATACGACAACACCGGCGACGCGGAACAGAGGATCGTGGAATGGGCAGACCCGATCCGCGTTTTCAACCTCTCCCGATCCGCTCTCCGAACCGAAGATCTCGATCGCCTTCTCGATTTTCACGAGGCGAGGAAAGGGGCGAAAGGGGATTTTCTCTACCGGGATCTCTCGGACGATCGGGCTACTAGGATTCCCGTGAATCTCGGCAATGGGGCGAGTACGCAAGGCGTTTTATATCCCGACGCGGACGGAACTCGAACCGAGTTTATCCTGACAAAAGCTTACTCGTGCGGCGGAAGCGTCCACTACCGTCCGATTCTCTATCCCGACGCGGGACTCAAGATCTACCGCGGAAACACCGAACTAAGCGGGTACGTTGTCGCGCCGGATCGGATCGTTTTCGATAGCCCGCCATCCGCGGGACTATTGACATGGGAAGGAACTTTTAAAATTCCCTGTTCTTTCGAGAGCGATCGCCTCGACTATCGGCCGCTGGTCAAGACTATAGACGGGAATCCGACAACAATTAAAGGCGTTTTCGAGATCCCGAAATTCGTACTACGCGAGTCGAGAATCGAACCGGCGATCGTTCCCGCGGACGTGTTCGAGGGTAGCACGTCCCACGTTTTCGGGCTTAATCTTTACAAAGCCTCGACACTATCCCCCGAATTCCAGACTAATATTATCGACCTCTCTAGCGGGGAGCGAAAACGGTTCGCGCGTCGGGGGAAACCCTCGGACACTAATTCGCTACAGCAGAGAAAAACCTTACGCCAGCGAGATATAGAGTATCTAACCTGCCTCTGGCTCTCTCACAAGGGAACCGGCGCGACGTTTCTTTTTCCCGATCTCCTGAACGGGGGAAACGTAATATCGCGATTTAACTCGAAATCCCTAAGCTACTCCAATCAGACGATCCAACGCGTCTACTCCCTCGGGGAACTCCAGATCCGACGATTCACGGACGGAGCTAGAACGGACGCGGGGACGGGGGGATCGCTATCCTCTCCCGTACTCACGATCTGCCGGTCCGTACTGATCGAACTCGCGGACGGGGAAAAGCTCGGGTACACGAATCACTCGCGGGATCTAAGGATCGACGGCGTGACGTACCGCGCCCGCCGCGCCCTCGATCCCACCGCGCTCGATCGCTCTCTCGGGTTTAACTCCGATAACGAGGAATTCCGCGGCGCGTTCACCGACGATCTAAAAGAATCCTTGATTCTCTCGCCCCGATTTCAAGAGGCAAAAATTATCACGGCCGTAGTGGACTGGCGAGATCTCCCCGACTCGCTTCTCGATCTACCCGACGAGCGGGTACAGATAGGATTTGTCGGGGAGATCGCCTCGAAAAGCGGCGAAACCTATACTCTCGAAAATTTAACCGAGGCGAGTATCAAGCTCCGGCAATCGCGGGACGAACGGGTAACGCCCCTGTGCCGGTGGTTTTTCGGACAGGATAACGGCGACGGAACGGGATGCCGGAAAAGTATTCCGACCTACACGAGTTCGGTGCGAACCGTCACCGATCGCCGCGTTATCGAGGTCTACGGGGTATTCGATAACCTTTCATGGGGAACCCTGACGTTTTTAGATGGCAAGAACAAGAGCGCGTCGTACCCGATCTATAGATCCGAGTCTTACCCCGCGTCCTCGGGAACTACGAGGATCGAGTTATTCACCGGCGCGTCCGATTCAATTTTCGCTCACGACAAGGTAAGACTAACCGCGGGATGCGATCGGACTTACGGGACGTGCCGAACGCTCTGGGACAATACGGGCAATTTCGGCGGGGTTCCCTCATCCGGGAATTTTATGCCCGGCGGAAAGTTCCTGTTCGCCTCCCCGACTCGGTAAAATTACAGATAGAACGAAAGATCTATTATGGAAAAAACTATGACTGTCGCTACTTTTCCCACGGCCGTCACGCCGCCCCCGTCGCAATGGACGATTCAGGATTGGGGGGTCGTATTCAGTATTTCGATCGCCGTCGGTTCCGCGGTAGGTTCGTATTTCATGCTCCGATCGAGATCACAGGCTAAAGAGCTAGACGAGGCTACAATCGAGCGAGCCGCCGAATTAAGTGAGGCTCAGGCGGGCAGATTAGAGAAAATGATGGAACGCTTAGATACGAGCGTAGGACACCTTGACGGGTCGATCCGACAACTCGGGGAGAAGATCACGGGACTAACCGAACGGCTCGCCGTCGTGGAGACAAAACAGCAAGTGGCCGATCAGATCATGCCGGTATACGAGCGGCAGTTCGGGGAACTCCGCTCGCGACAGGACGCGCTCGCTCATCGGCTCGTGACGATCCAACGCGGGCAAACGATGATTTTTTCTCACCTTAAAAAATTAACAGAAACTATCAACTCCTCAACAAAATGAGCAATAGTCTAATCGCCCTCCGGGATACGCTTCTAAAATCCTACCCGATCGACTCCTCCGATCCGAATCCCCCGGACGGATTCGCGACGATCCCGGTGAAGAAAGGGGAAAAAATTACCTATAACTGGATTCGCCCGAAAGGAAAGCACTTACTTTTCGAGGGAACCGAGATCCGGGGGGACTTCTGGAACTGGTACGCTTTCCGCGATCACTTCGACAACTCGAATATCGATTCTCCCGTGGTTCGAGAGGATCAAGTAGAGTTTATCCTGAATCACCCGATCGCCGATTCCCTATTTAAGAGCCTCGACAATTGCCTGAAAAGATTCGAGATAACCACGATCCCCCGCGTTCGACACTTTATCTCGCAATGCGCCCACGAATCAATGGGATTCCGGCAATTCAGCGAGTTCGCATCGGGCGCGGCTTACGAGGGACGGAGAGATCTCGGGAACGTCCGCCCTGGTGACGGTCGCCGATTCAAGGGGGTCGGGGCGATTCAGGTCACGGGACGGCACAACTACCAAAGATTCGCGGATTTCATCGGCGATCCCCGCGTGATGGAAGGGTGGCGGTACGTTGTCACGCGCTACCCGTTCGAGATCTCGGGATTCTGGTGGATGGATAACGCGATGAACTCGCTCATCGATCGGGGCGCGAGTGTAGAGCGAGTAACCCGACGCGTGAACGGAGGATACAACGGACTTAGCGATAGAATCAAATATTACAATAGAGCTTTACAAGCTATCTAAAATCCTCTCTCTAATTTACTTGACAATTCAAGAAAGCTTTAGTATTATTTAGCTAATCGAGCTTTCTGGAGTTGTTTTGTCTTATGATCGATGATGAGTATTTAGGGAATTGTTTTGACGACCTAGTGATAGTTATCACTAAAATGACCGAAGAACAAAAAGAGATGAACCGATATTTAAAGGAAATATCGGAATCTTTTAAACAGCTAATTCAATGCGAGCAAACGCTAGTCAAACACTGCCTCGGGGAGAAAAACAGCCATGAATAAGGGATATAGACCGTTAATTATCGAGGACGTGAACGGGAAAAAGAATCTTATTAACTGTTACGAGGTTGTAATTGTCGCCCCTAGCGATCGTGAATCCCTTTACGGCATTAGCCTATCAACAAGATCGGCTATTATCGTGGATGAGCGAGTCGCGGAGATTCTAATGGATCGCCTTACCGACGAACTATTCTTCGCTCCCGAATCTATCGAGCGGCAAAAAGCGATTTTAAATCCCGTAGAGGAGGATTAAAACTATGTTCACCATAGATCAAAACGTGAGATTAAAAACGGAAGAGATCGGGGAAAGTATCGATCGGGGAGTCGGTCGGATCGTGGGGTTCGTTCCCGAAACTCCCTACCTATCCGTCGATTTTCAGATTCCCGAAACCGAGAATCTGTGGTTGCTCCCGTCCGAGGTTATCCCCGTCCCTCCCGCAACCAGAAAACATTCACTCAATATTGTAGACTGCTTCGGGATCGGTTACGAGGTTCCATCGAACGAGCCAGATCCGCGAGACGACGACGGGAACGGGTACGGGGTTCACGATTACGCGCCTCCGTCCGACGAACCGCTAGTATTTCGAGAATTTTAAAGTTTCTCTCGCTGAATGTTTCAAGGAAGACCGCTACTAGAGCGGTCTTTTTCTCTTAGAATACAGAGTAGAACTATTATTCCCATGTCTAAAGCAAAAGATAAAAAAGGCAAAAAAAAAGATGGATCGCTGAGAGGATCACAGCGATCGCTGGCCACGTCGGGAATTTTGTCGATGTCGCGCCGGTACGATCTGGAGATCGAGGAGAACCCGATCCGCGATCCCCGTATCTCCCGAGAGTTAATCGAGCTTAACCAGTGGTGTTACGAGGTTTTCCACTCCCTAGAGATGGCGGCCGACGATACTTTCGCTAGTTCCGACGGGGACGATCGGGGATGGACGATCGCCGATACCCTAGACGACGAGGAAACGCCCGTTAATCCCGAGGTTCTCGCCATAGGCGAGGACGCGCGACAGCGAAAACAATCTCTCGACTCCTACGTTATCGGCGGCGACAAGCTTAAAAAAGCGTTGCGGTGGTCGCTCGGGAAAGGGGATTGTTTTATCGAGCTAGGGATCGAGCGCGAGGGACTATCCCCGAACAAGAGCAAGGATTTCGGCGTGAGTAGGAGTCTCTACCTCCCCACGTTCGAGATGTTCCGGAAAGAATCCGATCAGGGGGAATTGCTCGGATTCGAGCAGAGAAAATATCTATCGCACTCCGATCCCGATTATTTTTTCGAGCCAGAAAAAATCATCCATCTCCGGCACTCTCCCGAATTTCTCTACGGGCGATCGCTCTGGCTTCCCTCCCTCGACGCGTGGGCGGACGTGAAGCGCGCGGCTGACAACCTACAGAGAAAAGCCGACGATATAGCGAGCGATCCGACGATCTACACGTTTCCGGGGATCTCGGAAGAGGAAAAGCGAAAATTCGAGCAAGAACTACAATTACGCCGACAGTCGGGAACCATTACCGATTTCGTGCTAAAAAGCGACAAGTACCTGATTAACAAAATGGCGAATTTCCGGGACGATCTATCGCCCCTGATCGAGTATCTTCTACAATGCCGCTACAAGCTGATTATTCCCGGATTCCCCTCGTATTTTTTCCCCGGACTCGAATCGAAAGGCGGGACGAAAGAGCTATCGAGATCGCCCGATCGCCGTTATTCCCGGATGCGTTACGGGTGGTGTCAATTGCTAACCGGGGCGATCAAACAGACGATCGACACGGAGATCGTTTTACGCAAGGGATACGAGTGGTATGTAGAAAACGCGCGCAATAAGTATCGGATCTTGTGGCCGGAGTGGTCGGAATCGATCGACGGGATGAGCGGGAACGAGTCCGAAAATACGGGTAGCGAGGAAGAAAGCGGGAACGGCGCGGGAGCCGACAAAAAACCTAAAAAAGGAAGTAATGCAAAAAAAATCGGGAGATCTCGCTAGGGCGTTAGCCGCGGGAGAGATCCGCCCGCACTATCAAGCGATCGTCAACGCTGACGGAGTTCCCCGTCTTTACGAATCTCTCGCCCGATGGAAAGGATTCGAGGAAATAGGCGCGCGGATCGTGTTCGAGGCGGCCGCGGACGAGGATCTTTTATTTTCGCTTTATCTATCCCTCGCCGAATCGATCCGGGAAGATACCCGAAACTACGGTATTTCGAGGGTTTGCGTAAACATATCGCCGCTACAATTATCCGATCGGTGTCACCTGAAAAAGCTCGCGGAAACGCTCGATCCCGAGCGGGTAATAATCGAGGTAACGGAAAGCGATCCGCTTTCCCCGAGCGGACTAAAGGGAGTTCTTCACCTAAAAGAAATCGGGTACAAGCTCGCGATCGACGACTTTCCCTGTAATCACGCGGGACTCGATCGGCTATTCGCGATCCTCCCCGAGATCGTCAAGTTCGATCGGCGATTTTTGCTCGATTCCGAGAACCCGGCAAAATCTAGTTTTATTCGCTATTTTACAAACTTCTGCCGGGAACAGTCGATCACTACCGCGGCGGAAGGGATCGAGTCTTTAGAAAAATTTAATAGTTTAAAAGAATTAGGGATAGACTATTTTCAAGGGTACGAGATCCATCGCCCCGAACTTCCCGAGAATCTATCTAGATACTTGTCAAAAGATTTCGGGTAAACTAGATCCGCGATGACACATCTACCCGAGGATATAATGCGGGAATTAAAGAGCGAAAACCAAGAGATCGTCAGAATTTACTCCGGGATCTTACTCTGGATCGGGATAGGAATTCTCAATATAGGGAGAGATTTGCTCGATGGCGAAATTCAATCCGAAGGACAAGAATCTCGATCCGGTGACGCGGTTGCTGTCGAGAGCGAACGTGAATTCTAGCGATGTATCCGCGGCGATCGGGGACTGGAAAAAGAAACCTCCCGATCCCGATTTCGAGAATTTTTTAGAGCCAGAGATCGATGAGCGACTTTAGTTTTAATCCCCTCACGCGCCGCTATCACGACAACCGATCGAAGAAATTCCTATCGGCCGCCCGCGTTCGGGAACTCGTGTCCGAGACGATCGCCGCGAGAGAGGATCGGGCTACCCGAATAACCCGAGAGCTACTATCAGAACGGATAACGCCTCGGGAATGGGAAACGCGGATGAGCGAGGAGATTAAAACATTGACGATCCAGCTATACCGGATCGGTCGGCCGGACATGAACGCCTCGGACTACGGCAGGATCGGCTCTATCCTCCGCTCTCAATACGCCCGCCTCCGAAAATTCAGCCGGGATATTATTCTCGGAACCCAAAGCGAAAAACAGATCTTAAACCGGGCGAAACGCTATATCGCTAAAGCGCGCGAGGCGTTCGAGGAAGGGAACCGCCGGGGATACGCCACGGTGAGCCGATGGGAAAAACGGGTACGAACGAAAATTGAATCCTGCCGGGAGTGCCGCGTTTACGAGGCTATGGGATGGCAGATCGTCGGGACGCTACCCCGTCCCACCGATCGCTGTTCCTGCCGGGATAATTGCGGTTGTTACCTCGCCTACTCCAATTCCCGCGCCCGCCCGACAACGAACCTACTTCGGGGATCGGGATGGCTGTAAACACAAAAAAGCGGGGGAGGAGTCACCCCGCTATCTAGGATACTTGCCATCGAACGTTAAATTTCGGTTTTAAATTTTGAATTTATTAGCCAACACCCGAAATTATCTTAACATAAACTTTCAGTTTAAAGATAGAATTGTAAATATAGATTTAACGCTATGCTTTTAACCCGAGCGGATTTCGAGAAACTACTAGAGACGCGCGAGCCTACCGCGGAAGAACTGACGGCGATTAACGCCTACGCTCCCCGCGGCGCGTCCCCGTGGGAAGCCTCGGAACTAACAAGATTCTGTCTTCTCGCCTCGAATAATCTAATCCACGGATCGCTGATGGCGTGGGACGAGACGGCACTAGCGACGATGGTAGCGAGCTATCCCGGATGCCCGCTCATGATCGATCACGCGTGGGAGAACGGATCGAAAACCTTCGGGATGGTTTACGACGCGCTCCTCTACTCGCTACCGCGGGTGAGCGAGGAGGGAATGAGCAAGATTCTTTCTAAATCCCCGAATCCCGAGGAAGACCGGGGGATTATCGAGCGAGACGGCTATCATCAGGTCTTGGTTTTCGGGTTCCTCGAATCATCCCATCCCGAAGCGTCCGATATTATCTACGGCCGACGCGCGAACGTGAGTATCGGCGGGAATTTCTACGGAAAATCTTACTGTCCTACCTGTAACACCCCCTACAGCGATAAACATTGCGATCACTATCCCCCGTATATGGCGGGATGGGTAGACGAAGAATTGCTAACCCCGTACTATCGGCGCGTCGGCAAACTGGAGTCGCTAGAGTGTTCGTTCGTATTCGCCGGTAACTGTCGTCAGGCCAGAATTGTCGATAAAAACTTGAACGCTTTTGTAATGGCGTAAGGTTAAAACTTCAAGTATAATTTTTTTAGCGATCGCGAGAAAACCTGTACCATGTCCCAAAAAACACTGCAAGAAATTAAACGAGTGACCCCCGTGGTCGTGAAAGATTCCGAGGGGGAAACCGTGGACGAGAAAGAATTATTCGAGATGAAGACCAAGGCCGTCGAGCGGAACGCGCTACAGTCTCCCGCCGGATTCGTTCCCGTCAAGAATGTCGAAACCGAAACCGCTCCGACTCCGCTCGATTTAAAAGAGATCGAGTCGATCGTCGCTTCCGCGGTTAAGTCGGCCGTAGACGAGGTAAAAGCGGCGACGGACGCGGAAAAAGCCGAGCTAGAAACGCGAAATCGGCAACTAGAAAACGAGAGAGACGGGATTAACTCCTCTCTAGCGGAAACCGCGGAAGCGGTCAGGCAGACTAACGAAAAGCTAACCGCGCTCGAAACGGAACTGAACGAATCCAAGCGGATTATTAACAATTTCAACGACCTCGGGAAACTCCACGGATCGGGTCAACCGGCAAAAGAGGCGAAAAACGACGAAGTGAAAGAACAGAACAACGCGCCGAAATTCAAGACGGTAAATTTCAACACGAATATCTCGATCGGCTACAACGATAAGTTACCCGGCACGTTCCGAGAGATCCAGCATCACATCGATTCGCTCCCGAAAGTCCTCAAGTACACGGGTACTAAAGAGCGGGTGATCGATTTCGACAAACAAGAACTCGATCGCTACGTCAAGCAGAATTATCGCCATGTCCTAGCGGATCTCAATTCGTGGGGCAAGGGCGCGGGTTTGTTCCGGGGAACCGATATTCAGATGATCGATCCCGGCGAGAGCGTGGCTAACACGATCATCTCGGATCTTCCCGGCGGTTTTCTGCCGACGCTCTCCGCGATCATGCGCGTCACCCATCGCCCCGGCTTCGTGTTTCACATGATGCCCTTGATGCGCTACGATTTTGCGAAATCGCGCGGGAACGTCATTCAGATCGGGCGATTTAACTATCTTTCCGTCTCCCCGACCCTTGCTGATTACGAACTTTCAGCGGGCAGTACCTACAGCGCGATCACGACCCGTAGCGACTCGATGAACACCTCGAAAGTCGATGTTCAGATCCGCGAGTACGGACGGGGGAAAGAGGACGCGCAGACACAGATCAACCCGATCCGGATCGTTAGCTTTGTCGAGTATTTTTCGGCTTACGAACTGGCCGCGGAACTCAATCAAAAATTCGGCTACGATTACGCCCAATTCGAGGATCGCCTGATCCGTTCCCGCTACGATGTTACCTCGGTCATCTGGTACAACCGCGGCAACACGATCACCACTTCCGCGACCGCTCTACAGAACGGCGATGGGCGGATGTCCAAACAATTCCTCCGCGAGATGCGTCATCGCGCCCATAGTAGCACGTCCCCGTGGGAGCCTTTACCCGATGGCAATTTTATCTCGGTTATGAACTCTACCGCGTGGAAGCAACTTCGCGAGGATCTTGATGATGATTGGGAAGTCCCGACCCCTTCTAACCTTCTCGACTTCCTTAACGCGATGTTGCCCGCTTACGTCCCCGACGAGTCCGAGCCTCGGGTTAACGGGTACATGGGCGTTATCGAAGGGGTTCACTGTTTCGAGAGCAACGCTTTCGGGGTAGGTAACGCCGGGGCTGACGGGGTAACGAATGTCACCGTTCGCGCCGGTTCTCCCGCGACCACCGCGACTTTCCGCGATTCCTATTTCTTCGGACACGGTGCTGTAGGCCGGGGTGTGGCGATGCCCGTCGAGGTTCGCACCGATAGCGTTACCAACTTCGATCGGGAATCCCGCCTAACGTGGCTCTCGTGGGAAGGGGTCGATACTCTCGATGTCGATCCGACCGGATCGGGCAACTCTAGTCAACAGCTACGGGTCGCCAAGTTCCGGACGACCGATAACGCTCTTTCCGGGCTGAGTTAATCCAACGGGGAGAAATCCCCGTTTTAAACAATATTTTAAAAGGTAGCTATGGCCGAAACGAAAACCAAGACCGAGAACGCTGGCGAGATTCCCGCGCCCGACTTCCCCCCCGCGGAGAGCGAGTATCAACTGTTGAACCTGAAGAGTCAGGGCGTGAAGCTCTGTAACGATTGCGGGGGGCGATTGCAGTACGACGATGGAGCGCGCGCCGCTTTCTGCCCGCAACGGACGAAAGAGAATCAAAAATATTGCCCGATGCTCAAAATCTCCTAATGATTTTTACTTCCGACGATTTAACACTATTCGCGCCCGGCGTGGCCTTAACCGGCAACGCGCTAGAGGGCGCGATTTTATTCGTTACCTCGATAGTCGAGAGCGATCGTGGGGCGGATCGTCCACTGGAGATCGTCCGCCATCGGGAAAAGTTACGCGTGAATCTAAAATTTCAGAATTTCCGATTAACCTACGTCTCGATCGATACCCCGCTCGCGGAAGAACCCGCGCCGATTGTTAAAGCTCGCCTCGGGAACGTAGTAGATGGATTTAATCGAGCGATCGCCCCCGACAACTGGAAAACCCTAACCCCCGACGAGTACCGGATCGATAGCGACGGACAGATCGATCTATCGACTTTTTGCGGACGCTCGTGGGGCTACGGCCGCTCGTGGAACACCCGAGAACCCTATCCCGAATTTTCCGAGGCGGACGTAGAGTATTCCGCGGGGATCGACTTCTCGGAAGATACCCGAACGGTGAGACAGCTAAAAGCCGCTTTCGGGCGCGTTCTCGATTGGGTTTGTAACACAGGAAGTTTCAAGGGCATTACGTCAGTAGAACTGCCGTTCGAGGAATTAAAAATCAGCTACGGGACGGGGCAACTCGGGACAGTTCCCGACGATTTGCTATTAGCTTTTCGGAAGTATAGATCTATCACGGTATGAGCTTTTTATTTTTGCTAAATTACCGTGTTTTTCAATGGTTCGGGTATCGTCTCGCCCGAATTATCGATACCGAGACGGGAAAACAGATCGGGTAGTATTGGTGGAAATGCCCGCTAATGCAACATTGGAACATCAGGAAGAAAAAATGATCGCTACTTTTACCTGTCCGCTCCCCCCGACATTAAACGATCAGATCCGAGAAGCGCGCGATAACAAATTTAAAAGCGCGAGTCTTAAAAAGAAGTGGAATCACTTCATCGCTATCCTCGCCATCGAGCAGAAAATCCCGAGGTTTACGGGCGAGATCTGGCTACATTACGAGTGGATAATCAAGAATTTTAGCCGCGACCCCGATAATACTTCTGCTGGGGCGAAATACGTCAATGACGGACTGAAACACGCGGGGATAATAGTAGAGGACAATCTAAAGATTATTCGGGGCTACGATCACAGCTTCGCCAGGGGAGACGAGGATAAATTAGTTTTAACGATTAGCGATCGTCCTATTTTTACGAGGGTTCGCTGTGAGAAATTTGAATCGAGCATTGTTTAAAGACTGGAAAACCTCTTTTCTAGCGGCAATCTATTTAATCAGCGACTATGTTACTTACGCTCAAAGTCATCCCGAGATGGACGGGCTAATTCTGTTATTTAACTACATTGCATCGGACAATTGGCAGGGAAAATTAATTGCCCTTGCTCTATTCGTGGCCGGGGATTCTAGGGATGATTCGGGGGAGAGAAGTTAGCAAACAAACCTCAATCTTTCTT